CCGCACCCGAAACTTGTGATACCGTTTCAAACATGAGCAGCAGCAACTACAACCTCATCGCGTCCATGCCCGAAGTCTCCCTCGTCCCGGCCAAGAACGACACTTTCGTTCCGTGGGGACACTACGATGACATCTCCACGATCCTGAAGTCCAAGCAGTTCGCCCCCGTCTACATCACGGGTCTGTCGGGCAACGGCAAGACCACGATGGTCGAGCAGATTTGCGCGGCCACGGGACGCGAGTGCATCCGCGTCAACATTACCGCCGAGACTGACGAGGATGACCTGATCGGTGGGTTCCGCCTCATCAACGGCGAAACGAAGTTCGTCTACGGTGGCGTGGTTCAGGCCATGCAGCGCGGTGCCGTCCTTCTCTTGGACGAGATCGACTTGGGCACGGAGCGGATGATGTGCCTTCAGCCCGTGCTTGAGGGTAAGGGCATCTTCATCAAGAAGATCGGCGTGTTCGTCAAGCCCGCGCAGGGATTCAATGTGGTCGCCACCGCCAACACGAAGGGCAAGGGCGAGTCTGATCGGTTCGTCGGCACCCGCTGCCTCAACGAAGCATTCGTGGATCGGTTCTCCTATTGGTTTGAGCAGGAGTACGCGGATCGTACCGTGGAGGCCCGTATCATCATCCGCAAGATGACGCACTACGGCAAGATCGACAAGGAGTTCGCGCAGTACCTCGTCAAGTGGGCGGAAACGATCCGCATGGGCTTCAAGGAGGGCGGCTTGGATGACATCATCACGACCCGCCGTTTGGAGGAGGTCTGCAAGGCGTTTGCCATCTTCAACGACAAGCAGAAGGCGATCCGCCTGACGCTGACGCGGTTCGATGCGTCCACGCAGGAGGCGTTCTTCAACCTCTACACCAAGATCGACCCGACCATCCTCCCGGCCCCGGAGGGGATGGAGAACACTAACCCCCCTGCGCCCCCGCAGGCAACCAACACTAACTACGCCCTCAACGCCTAAAGAAAGGAGGAACTAACAATGCCTTACCTCAACAAGCGCAATCGCTTCATTCAGGCCGCAAAGACTCACGCAGAGTCCAACGGCATCAAAGCTGACGAGTTCAAGAAGTCCGATCTTCTTGCAGTCGCAAACAGCATCAACATGAAGGGCATCCCGACTTGGGTGCTGAAGGAGTGCAAGAGCAGCGTCAGCACCCGTACCTACGACCTGACGGTTCTGTTCAACGCAGTTCCGGCCTAATCTGTTGCTCTGCGGTGGAGGGGACGGCATCTGCTACGCCGTCCCCTCCAGGAACCGGCAGACTACTATCCAAAAGCAGCTGCTTTTGGATGGTCCCGGATAGTAGCCGGACACCATGGACCCCCCGCCGGTTATAGGACTTTAAAAAAACTTTAGTATGGGCTTGCAATTTCGCACCCCGGTATGGTAAGATACACGCATGAACAAGTCTCTCTCCATCTTTGCCCGCGCCCTCGCCACCGAGAACATTTCATTCGCCTTTGACGCTAGTGCAGGCACGGCATCCTTCGATGTCAAGAACCGCCACCTCGTCATGCCCGTTTGGAATGTCTCCGAAACCCTACAGTCCATGCTCGTCGCGCATGAGATCAGCCACGCCTTGTGGACTCCCTATGAGCGTTCCGAGGTGCTGCTCAAGCAGGCAGGCGAGGAGGGCTACTGCATTCAGACCCTTCAGATCATTGCGAATGTCATTGAGGATGTCCGCATTGAGCGTCTGATGAAGGACAAGTATCCGGGGACGCGGCGTGACTTCTTCTTGGGCTACAAGGAGATCATCGACACCGACCTTTTCAAGTTCAAGGGCAAGGACTTCAGCAAGGCATCTGCCCTGAACCGCCTCAACACCTACCTCAAGTGGGGCATTCCCGGATTCCTCTCCTTCGCCATGAGCGAGGACGAGATGGCCGTGGTGGCCGAGGTGCTTGCCGTTGAGACTTTCGATGAGGTGATCGACCTTGCCAAGCGTCTGTACGGTTCGCAGCAGTTCGCCAAGTCTGTTGATGCGCTGAAGAAGAAGTTTGCAGCGCAGGGCAACGGCAAGGGGGACAAGACGGGCAAGGTCGTTCCCGGTGAGGGCAGTTCCATGACCGGGGAAGGTGATCCCGGAAGTGAGCTCCTTGATATGTCCGCTGCCATCGGCAAGAAGGACGGGGAGACTTTCTACGCTTCGACCATCACGCTCTCCCCGCTTGCCAACTTGGACAAGCAGATCGTCAGCACCACCGACCTCATGGAGATCATGGGCCAGCGCCATGTCTTTGGCATCGACCCGCTCCCGCCCTACCGTCAGTTCGTCAGCGAGTCCGATGCGTTTGTGCGGCAGTTGGTCGCGCAGTTTGAGCGCCGTAAGGCAGCAGACGAGATTCGTCGTGAGCGCCCCAAGCAGACCGGGATGCTCGACCTTGATCGCCTGCATCAGTACCGGACTCACGACGATATCTTCCTCTCCAAGATCATCAAGCAGGAGGGTAAGAATCACGGCATCATGTTCGTGATCGACTTCTCAGGGTCGATGGCTTCGTCCATCGGGAATTGCATCCTTCAGGTGCTTCAGTTGGTTTGGTTCTGCGAGAAGGCCAAGATCCCGTTTGAGGTGTACGCCTTCACGGACATGGCGCACCCGCTCTACACCCGTGACCGTGAGCAGGCGCAGAAGGAGTATTACAAGAAGAATCCCGAGGACTACGCGGGTGTCGGGTTCACGCATCCCTCCGATCCCGTTCTCGTCAATCCCTCCCCGACTTCGGTTAGAGTTTATAATTGCAAGTTGGTGAACCTCGCCTCGTCTGCGGACAGCAAGGAGAAGCGGGACAAGATTCTCGCGGGACTCTATACCTCGTACTGCAAGGACGGCCACCGTGGCTTCCTGCCGATGGGCGGTACTCCCACCGTGGAGGCCATGATGATGGTTTCGCAGTTGATGAAGGAGTGGGTGACTGCGAACAAGATTCAGATTCCGACCCTCATGCTCGTCACGGATGGTCAGCCCAACAGCATCGGCGTGATGGACGATAGCAAGGCGGGTACGATGTTCTACCGCACCGGGGAGAACACTTCGCTCACGGTCATCAACGAGATCAGCGATACCGTGATTCGGTTCCCCTGCGAAAACTACGCCGTGACTCTGCCCAACGGAGTGATCGCCACGATCATGGAGTCTCTGCGGTCTACCCTCAATGCCCGGATCGTCGGGATGTTCGTCGGTCAGCGTAACCTCTCCGAACACGACTACCAAAACTTCTGCGTCACTCAGAAGGAGTGGGTGAGTGTCCGGGGTCGCTCCTACCGCATTGAGGACGCTCCCCGCTACCTGAAGGCCCGTGAGCAGTATAAGGACGGCTGCATCCTCGTCGTGGAGGACACCTTCCCCGGATACGATGCGTTCTTCCTCATCAAGACCCCCAAGATCGTCAAGGACGAGGACGCGATTGCTGAGAAGGGTTCCTTCGTCAAGGTGAAGAACACCTTCGTCAAGACGATGGGGCAGCGTGGAGGTAGCCGCGTGTTCCTCTCCAAGTATGTGGACATCATCGCGGGACAGCCCCTCCGCAAGATGGATCAGGGACTCTACTCCCTCTCTGCCTTCGGAGGGCTTACCGCCTAACTAAAGCTTAGTCAATTGCATAGGACCAGCCAGGAAGGAGAGAGCCTGGACTGGTCCTATGTCTTTGGCGGGGGGCACCGGCTACTATCCAGAAGGGTGCCTTTACCTTCTGGATTTCTCGGATAGTAGCTGGACGGCCTGGGACGGCCTGGACGGGACGGGATGGACCCCGCAAAGAATAATAATATTCTTGGACTGGATGAGTCAGAGCTCCGAGCTCTGGTGCTTGGGAGCCTGGTCCAAGTTATTGGCCACTGGATCCTTGACTTATCGGACCTGCATGCTATAGTTATGGGACCTTGATCACTGAGCCCCATAATACACGTAGTCCTGAGACCCATAATATCGATGATCATGGATCCCATAACTCTTGCAGTTATCGGGCTTTGTGCTATACTGTTATCGGACCCTTCTGGAAGGTTCTGATAACTGTGGCTATGTTATCGGGCTTGGTACTGGGCTACCTGCTGGTTATGGGACAGGATTCAGCCGGACAGGCCCCATAAAAATAATAATAATCACTACTATCCGGGTTATGGGGCCCAGTGCAGCTAGGACAAGACCTAGGACGGGATATAAAGAATAATTTACTGGACAGGATGAAAATTATGGACGGGATGTAAAATTGTTATAAATTTTCTTAATTTTGTCACTCTGAGGCCCCTTGCAGACCATGGGGGTCGCGGATGGGCTGTAAATTTGTCAAAATTATTAAATATTTTGCTATTATTTGCTTGACAGCCTAGGATGGCTTATAGGAGGTCGGTTATTTGGGCATGCTGCGGGCCATAAAGCGTCTAAAAGCCTCTGTAATGGCATTTAAAGGGCCTTTGAGAGTGTGTGAGAGGGTCTTTAACTCTAACTTATCTTAAAAATCTTTAAAATCTTTTACCTACCTCACATCAATCTTTCCCAATCTTTACCCTTCCTCTTCTTCCTCAGTTTCCTCTTCCTCTGACTCTATGGTTTCCTCTTTATTAGACCCCATAGGCATATCAAGGTAGACATCATAATTTTCTAAAAATTGTATGAATCTTTTCATGTTAATCTTTTAATTTAATTATTAATTTCTTATTCCAAATTTTTATTGTCTCAGCCTGTGGAAAGATATCCCATGCCAAATTTAATAATTCTTCTTCGTTCTTTAGTCTGGGTTGTCGAGATGAGTTACCCATTGGTGGTTGTTGTCCGTTCATTCCATTCCAAAAATTATAATTTGGGGCATTGTTGAAGTCGGGAATTGTCATCAGCAAATCTTCTACTGGAATAATTAAAATTTGTGCTGGTGCTTGCTTGGGTAACATCAGCAAAAGTGCGAAAATGTATGGAATAAATTTTATCATTTTAGGCATATCCAATCTGATTGACTCTATTGTTGACTTCTGAGCCAGTGTTTCTCTTGGCAATGAGTTCAAATAATTTCTTTCCTTGTGGACTTCCAATTATATCAATTATTGCTGGTGTTGCTCGTCCACCGGCTCCACCTTTGAATTCTGGGAACATTCCTTTGCCATATTTGTCCAACACCATGTCTCTGATTCTTGTTGCCTCTTCTTGAGACATATTTGCATTTACATTTGGAAGACCTTTGCTTTGCATCCATGCTTTTGCTTGAGCAATTTGTCCCGGTATTTCACTGTTTGAAAAATAATCTCTGATCAGTGCATTATTTGGGTGTGGTGGTAATTTACTGGTAAAATTTGGATCATCTATTATTTGTGTGTATCTTCTTGGTAATTTATCTTTTGCCAATGCATTCCATGCGTCTGCATAATTACCACTAGTAGATGATGCCCGAACCGCAGGCCATGCAGTTTTTGGATTTGCAAAACCCAAATCGTGGGTAAGTTCGTGAACCATAGTTTCACCAAAATCTAAATGTTTTGGATTTGTTACATTTAATGATACGGAATTTGGGTTAGCCAAATGAACTTCTGCATACCCATATGGTGAAATTGGTGAAACTGTTCCTTCTATGCCCTCGGGCCGATGTGTTCCAACATAAACATTAAATTTTTTGGCCAATGCAGAATCTGAATAGTCTGGCAATACGAATTCTGAAGGATTTTCTAATTCAATTCTTGTGGATCGCGTTGGTCTAATTTCTGGGAATTGTGCATATTTAATTCCCATTTGATCAAATAGACCTTTAAGTGCTGATCCTTTGGTGTCAAATACTCCAAGACCACTTCTTCTAGTTGCTCTTTCTTGTGCTCTTTTTGCAAGTTCAACATTTTTTCTTGCATCTTTACCATAAACACCTTGAAGGACTTCCATTCCTGTCAAAGAAGCAGTTGGCTGATCTACTCTTGGAATTTCAAAACCAAATTTGTTAGCAAGTGTTATATAATCGTCTGTTGCTGGAATATCTGATTTTAAAAATCTTTGAGAGAAAAAAGGATCATTCATTGTATCTGCATGTTCAGCCGCTTTTGTTTCTCTCCATGTTGCTTTTGCATCTTTGACCGCTTGCTCTGCACGATTCAAAGGTTCTCTCAATGCTTTTGCAGATTTTCCCAATCTTGCAACACCAGGAATCATTCCAGCAAATGGAACCGTTGATGCAAGCGCCATCTTGGTTCCTTCTGTATCTCCTTGTCCAGCATATATTGCTGCATCAGCCATATCGGCAATCTCACCCACACCGGGAATCATACCTGCTGCAGCCAACCCTGAGTGATAAGTCTCTGGATCTGTAAGAAGTGATTGTGCATATTGCTTACCAAATTCTACAGGATTATCTTTTAATGCACTACCAACCTCTTTGGCAAAACCAACAGCAGGATCAACAACTCTACGGCGTAATGCACCAGATGGAGCTTTTCCCCCATATTGTGTTGTTTGACCCAAATCTTCTTTTTCTAGTAAAAAGTTTTTAAATCGTCTCATACAAGTATTTATCTTGACACAGGGCTTTCTCATGCTATAGTATGCGCATGAATCATCACCCACCTCAAATCTGGTGGTTTGTATTCTTCACCTTTTTGCCGGTGTTGGTACTGTTGATTTCAGACATTGTAATTTATTACATTGACAAAAGGAATCGTTATGACTAAGAAGATTGCTACTAAGAAAATTACGAAGAAGCCCGAGCCCATGACTCTCAAAGTCTTTCCCTATAAGGGTGTTATTGGTGCTGCATTTGACATTGCAATGGTTGCATTGGTCATGTCCGGTGCTATAGTAATGGTAGTGTCAGCCGTAATGATGGCTGGCAAAATCACGATCACCGCAGGCAAGTAATGGAAGATAAACACCTAAACCTTGAAGATCTTGAGAAGCAGTATCCCCTCTGCTTCAAGCACAAGGGGTGCTGTATGTATGGGATTGAGATTCAGCCCGGTTGGAACAAAATTATTCATGTTCTTCTTGCAAGACTTGAAGATCACCTTGCTGCCAATCCTGAAAAGTTTATTGACTGTGAATTTCCATTTCGTATAGATCAGATCAAGGAGAAGTTTGGTACTCTGCGATTCTATGTGAGTGGTGAAGTCGATGAAACGATGTGGGATTGTATCAACTACGCAGAGGAGCAGAGTGCCAATGTCTGTGAAGTGTGTGCAAAGCGCGGAGTTGTCCATGTGTCTACGGGTGGCTTCTGGCTGAAGACTCTCTGCTCTGAGTGTGCAAAGGATGAATACATCCCCTACAACAGAAATATGATGCCATGAAGAAGATCAAGCCTGAAGATGTTGCAAGCGAACTGCGTCTACTTTCCAAGAACTGGTGTCTCAGTCCCGAAGTTATCAATATAATTTCTCACGGCTATGAAAGGATCTGTGAGTTGGAGCGTGAGCGCGACGAGGCGAGGCGGGAGGTGTGCAGGGATGAAGCGTATCGCCCTTCACCATCACCACCATGCACGGCAAATCAAGTTGCGAATCGGCGTGGTTGGGATTGCTTCAAGGCGGAATTCTTTGTCGGTGATGATGACCATGCAAAGATGGAAGCCGATTCAAATAATGAGTTGTTTCGTAAGGGACAAATTTAATGTGCAATGATGAAGAATTTTACACTGCTCCCGAACCAAAATACAAGAGACAAATGAAATGTCTTGATGAAGTTGAGTATTACAAACTCAAGGGAGAAATTGATAGAGTTAGAAACTCACCTTATGTTTGGTGGGTTCGTGAAAAGATGTTCAGCAACTACATTGAAATAAATTTTGCTGTGACTGTTGAAGCATGTGAAGATTTGACTGCTGTGGATGGTTGGCAAGTAATTGCAGATAAAATTATCGAAGATATTAAACTCGCTTACAAGAATAGAAAATAAAATGGCTATTGTACCTACATCTACAATCTATAATTCAAACGGCCAGACTTTCTCTCGCTCCGAGTATCAGGGAGCAATTTATCAGGAAGTCACTTTCACCGATAGGCTTGTGTTCGATACGCAGTTCACGATCACCGAGCCCATCAAGGAGTCTATTTCAAATAATACGGTTTCAAATTATCCTGAAACTGCAAATAAATACTTCATGGGATCTTTTGACGGATTTTGGGTCCATAAGATCTTCAACGGTGGTAGGCTTGTGATGACCGTTCAGACCGTGGATCAGGATATGTTCATTCCTGTTGCCCATGATCGCATTGAGAGCGTCTGTATGCAGGCTTCTACCGAATTGAATGGAAGCGAATGTGAGCCTCCTGATGTTCCTGCACCAGGAGTTCTTGCAATGCTTGGAATTGCTGCTATAATTGCAAGAAGGAAGCGCGGGCATTAACTCAGCTTGGTAGAGTGCTTGCTTTGGGAGCAAGATGTCGTTGGTTCAAATCCAGCATGCCCGACTAATACAATGAAAGAAGAATTAAACAAAATTTTTGAAGTAAGTCAACCTAAATTGATTACTACAAAAATTTGTATTCGTTGCAAGGAAAGAAAACCCATTTCTTCTTTTAGAAAAGATAGAAATTATTATCATCCTCGTTGTGTGGATTGTGGTAGAAAATTTGATAAAGTTATAAGAGAAATACATAAGACTGCACCTCCTGTTACAGAATTATGTCAATGTTGTGGAAAAAGTCCGAAAGATAGACCAAAAGGAAAACTTATTTTAGATCATGATTACAAGACCAATAAGTTTCGTGGTTGGATATGTGATCTCTGTAATATTGGAATTGGAAAATTAGGTGATGATCTTGAAGGTGTTTTGAATGCCGTCAGATATTTGGAGCGAATAAGAGACGGTGTGCCACATACAACTGATTCTTCTAACGAATTAATATGAAATACTTATCAGTATGTTCTGGTATTGAAGCCGCTACGGTTGCATGGCATCCTCTTGGGTGGCAACCCGTTGGATTCAGCGAGGTTGATCCATTTCCATCTGCTGTATTGGCTCACCATTATCCGAATGTTCCAAACTTTGGAGACATGACAAATTATGAAAAATGGGAAATCAAAGAACAAATTGACCTCCTCGTTGGGGGTACTCCGTGCCAGTCTTTCTCTTTGGCAGGATTCAGAGGAGGACTCTCCGATCCCCGTGGAGGACTCATGCTCACTTACCTTGAGATCGCTAGGAGTCAGCGCCCCCGATGGATTGTGTGGGAAAATGTCCCCGGTGTTCTGTCCAGCAACGGAGGAAGGGATTTTGGAACCTTCCTCGGGGCGCTGGGGGACTTGGGGTATGGGTGGGCCTACCGGATCTTGGACGCTCAATGGGTCAGAACACACGGGCACCCCTTTGCCGTGCCGCAGCGTAGGAGACGTGTCTTCGTTGTCGGATGTCTTGGAGACACAACCAGTGCAGCCCAAGTTCTTTTTGAGTCCCAAAGCCTGCAAAGGCATTCTAAGTCGCGCAGCAAAGCGGGGGAAGGTTCTCCCGAAGATATTGCAAAGTGCCTTGGAGCAAGAGGCTGGTCAAGACACCGAGAAGACGGAGACACCTACATCCCCGTTCCCTACGACCTCTTCCAAATAACTGCACCCATCAATAGGCAGAGTCGTGTGCCCGGTGATCCTTGTCATACTTTGGCAAGAGATAATGCTTCGTTTGCTGCCATCGTGAACATGCCATTCTACGGTGGCAACGATCCTACTTGCTCAGATACCGTAACCAGCAAATGGGCGAAAGGCTCAGGTGGTCCTGCTGGTGACGAGTGTGGCTTATTTGTTTCTGTGCCAACCCAACAGAGAAGTCGAGTGCGTAAACTGACTCCCCGTGAATGTGAAAGACTTCAGGGCTTTCCCGATGATTATACTTTAATTCCTTGGCGTGGAAAGCCTGAGTGTCCAGATGGTCACAGGTATAAAGTTCTTGGAAATAGTATGGCTGTGAACTGTATGGAATGGATCGCTGAGAGAATACAGGAAGTAAATAAGTTTCTATAAATTAGCTACTTACCTGTTCCCAATATCCTTGTTGATTCACACGCCATACATCTCCATTTTGAGTAATGTACGTATCACCTACTCTGAATGGTGGCAATGCATCATAATTGTATCCACCATTTCCATTATCAATACGACGATACGGCATTTTTGGAGGATTTGGCCAAACTCTTATGTCTAAATATTCTCCACCAGGAACACTATCTACATTGTAGCTACGAATCTTAAACCACATCGATCTCCGTCTTTCTGCCGCTTCCCATGCACGAAGACGTTCCTGATATTGTTCTTCGGTTTCTCCATCTCTTGGTTCTGGTCGTGGTCCAGGATGTGGTGGCGCTCCTCTACGAAATTCTGGACCGTCTATATCGCTTGGAACTCTCCTGTCTGGTCTTCTAGGAAGACCCGGAAGCTCCGGATAGGTCGGCTTATCAGAGTCAAAAAAACGGGGATCAAAAGGACTGGTATATATGTCTATCTCAGGTGCAGAAGATGCAGATGTTTCTGCTGATACGTTTCCTCTAGAAATCTGTGTATCCATTTCATAAAGAAAATTTTCTAACAACTTAACTTTATGAGATAAATCTTCCGATAAATTTTTATAATATTTTGTAAGGTAGTCCATAAAATTATTTAGACAATTTCTTGACTATGCTCCCCTGTATGCTAATATAAGCATATGAAAAATGTACTGAACAAACTCATGGTTCCAATGATAATTTTGATCGCCATCAATCTCGTTGGATTTCTCTTTTACAAAAATTACGAAGGTGCTGTTGTTGGAAGTGTTGTTGGTATGATTCTTGCTTTCCTTGCCCTTGAAATCAAAGCTAAGAACGAATGAACTGGTCCCTTCGTCTAGTCGGTCTAGGACACGGCCCTTTCAAGGCCATAACAGGGGTTCGAATCCCCTAGGGATCATTATGACATTACCACACGAAGAGTATCATAGTTTAGTTGCCGTCAAAAACTTTCTTTATGATCTTTTAAATCCTGCTCACACGCCCAAAGTTCCGTCAGATGTGAGAGAACGGGCTGCAAGAGTTTTGAAGCATTTTCCAATGCAACATAGACTCAATGAAATTTATAAAGATCATGTAGATACAAGTCATTCAATTTTAAAGGAATATGAAAATGGTGGTGGATGGGGAAAGGGAAAAGATGAATAACGAGAAAAAATATTTCACATACTATGATGCGTTGTTTGCATCAGCAATTTTATGCATAACATTTTTTATGCAACTCATAGTGTTTGAACGTTTGGAAGCCCGTGTAAAAGATCTTGAAGTAAAACTAGCTGTATATGAATCCGGAAACCCGTAATCTCATAGACCATTATAAATATTGGGATGACGAAGCTATACTCACTAATCTTGACAGCAAGCGCCATAACTATGCTGTTGTGTGTTGCAACATTGGGAACGATTTTAATATTGCTACCATTATACGCAACAGCAATGCGTTTCTGGCGAAAGAAGTCGTAATCTATGGGAATAAAAAGTACGATAGGCGGGGGACTGTCGGTACTCATCACTACACCCACCTTCGTCATGTCCGGAGCATTGAAGATCTCGGCTCCTACATTGAAGAAACTATTTCCAAGCATGAAAACAAAGTTAAACTATTGGGAATTGACAATGTACGTGAAGCAAAAGACATAAATGCATTTGACTTTGACCCCAATGTGCATTATATTATGATCTTTGGGCAGGAACAAATTGGAGTTCCTGAAAACGTTCTAGATATGTGTGATGATCTTCTTTACATTCCTCAGTATGGTTCTGTGAGAAGCATCAATGTTGGTACTGCCTCTGGCATTATAATGAATAATTATTGTGCCAAGGTTCACTCCTTCGTGGTGTAACGGTAACACGGGAGACTTTGGATCTCTCTTTCTAGGTTCGAATCCTAGCGAAGGAATTATGAAAGACAAACCAATGAAACCAGTAGGTAAATGGATACTCGCAAAGTCTTTGATCGGTGGTCAAAAGACTACTGCTGCAGGAATTATATACAATGAACGATCAAGTTCAAAAATTGTCCCAGCAAAAGTAGAAGCAGTTGGTAATAAACTTACTGAGGATATCCAAGTTGGTGATATTATCTGGTGGGATGTAAGTAAGATTAAAGATGGATATCAAGGCAACCATGTAGTTCATCAAGACTGGGTTGCTTTTGTAGAAAGAAACAACCCCGATTAACTCGGGGTTGCCGGACTAAGAATACTATTCCTAGTGGGGAGTTAGTCTGCTCCAAACAATCCTGAAGCCCGTTCACTTGGTGAGGCTGGGATATATGGGCCCATTTCGGGTCCTTTTGGTTGATTTCTTTTTCTTGGATGTCCTTTTCTAAATTCACCAAAATGTGGGTGGGCTTCCATTTGCTTTCTTGCAGAAAGCGCGGCTCTAGAAAGTTCTACTTGTTGTGGTGAGCCATATTTTGCTGCTGATGCCTGTCTTCCAAGTTCTGTTGCAGCCAACCATCCTTCACCAAATTCTCTTGATGGGACATCCCAACCACCAATTTGAGTCCATTCAAATTGTTGTTGTGCAAAGTCAGAAGCATCAATGTCTCCATCACCATTTCTATCTACAGTTTCATTTAGTTTACGAAGAGTCATAGCAAGACGAGCACGCTTACCAGTCTTTCCACCCTTCTCTGCAGCTTTCTTTAGTTTGGATGCTGGGATATTCTTTCCCTTCTTTGCTTTCAAAGTCTTACGAAGGGAACCCTCTTTCTTGATAGCCTTTTGAATCCAGTTCTTCTTTTCAAGAAGTGCTTCTACAGAGAGATCATAATCTTCCTCTTCAAAAAGATTGTCTAGAATATCATAAACGATTTCTAATTCTTCTGCGAGCATTTGAGTTGTAGTGAGCAATTGTTCGATTTTTCTATATGTTGGATCCATTTTTTATCCTGTGTTAATTATTTATATTATTTTAAACTTAATTTTTCATCTTCTTTGGATTTGATATATTGATTCATTTTATCCAAATATCCCTTATTTCTAAGTTCTTTAAAAATTAAGTTTTCTTGAGAAAATTCACCAGCCTTTTTAATACCTGCTTTTCTCATATCACCAAACTTTTTCTTCAATTTTTTAAAAGATTCATCCTCTGCATTTGAATCTATCAAATCATTAATCTTATTTGTATAATCGTTAATTTTTCTTATAAGATTTGGATCATCAAAATTTACTTCTTGTTTTGTTGGAGGAACCATCCAGTTGTTTTGAGTTAAACTATAAACTCCTTGACTTGCTGGAAATTCATCATTTATATCTTGTGCATATAATTCTACATCGTGCCCATATATCGAAATATCATGTGATAATGACCACAATTGTTTTTTATCTTTTAAAAAGTCATCCAACAAATCTGGACAATCAGGCATCTCTTCTTTATCTACCAAAAGATGTAAATCTATATCTGAATAATCTGTATAATTAAAATTTGCATTTCCACCAACAAGAATCATATCTTTGACTGCTTCTTGGGGGATCTTAGAAAATTCTGCCCAAGCATTTCCTATGTCTATTAATTTTTCACGTACTTCTGGTTTTAATTTATCACCATGCCACAACTTTGAATTTAATTCATTATGGTATCTTAAAGTCAGATCTGATGACTCTGTGATAAATTGACCAAAAGTTTTCATTAGGCCATGTATTGTGATTTTGCAAGTTTAGCAACTTGTTGTGTCATATAATTTCCAACTGCAGAATTTACAGATTGCCAAGAAGCATCTTTTGCCATTTCTTGATCTTCTGTTTCGGGGTTATCGGAATAACTTTTTAAAATATCTTCTTGTGCTTCTGCAGCATTTCCTGTATGAGCAAAACCATGTTGCATTTTAACTGGTGCCTCAATTGATTTTTTTGGATCTTGTTTTCCTTTATTAACAGCATTTGGTTGAGTTTGAACACCTTGTGGCATTGATTGCGCTGCCAATTGCTCATTAATCAAATTTAAATCTGCTATTAACTTTTTCTTCATTTCATTTAATTTTGCACATCTTAACTTGTAGTGATGGTCATTGTTTTGCATTTTTTGCCTTTGTTTTATTATCTTGAAATATTTATATAAATTTATTAAGGGCAGGCTTCATTTGGATCATTTTCATTGAATGAATATAGAGAAGATTCACTTTCAAGAACATCATTTATTCCTGCAGTAGTTCCCAACATATTGTTCATAGGTATTATATTAGCAGCACATGCTCCCTTAGTTGTGTTGTAAACAGAATCAATTGATGTGTTTTTAGTATTCATCTTCTCATAACTGTAAGTGAAGAGTTCTGCAGTTATTGTATAAGAATACAATTTTCCAAGCGGATAAAACGGATTTTCATGTTCCACAAAATTTATTTCAAATAAAGAATTTGCCAAAGGAAAATAGATCAAATCACCTTCTCTTGGTCTGGTTATGCTAGAATTGTTATTTGTAACTTCTTCTTTAAATCTTTTTCTTGCCAACACTAAAACAACTTTGTCCCGAATTTCCAAACCAAACTGACTTATTACATCAGTACCCTCAAATCCTTTATATGTAAGCAAATACATTTCAATGGGGTAAGAATTAATAAACTTAGTTCCAGGATCTTCACCAAAAACTTTATCAATGTTTAGATATTCTCTTGGAACATAAACACAATTTGTTCCAGTTGCTTTTATAACTTCAATAGTTATATCTTCAACTAAATTTTGTTCTCCTGCATAATTATTGAAATAAGGATTAAGGGCCATTTAAAATATTTATGTTATTAACTAATTTCTGGAATATAAATGTTTTCTACATAAACCGGGTTGGAAATTCCATATTTGTTCCAAGACACAACTGCAATGCTGTATGTTGCACCGGGGGCTAAATTTGCAGTATAGGATAAAGTTGTTCCCGATGATGGATCTATTAACGTATCTAAACTATAGGTATTTCCATTTATATTTAATGATGCAGGATATGGTGCACTAGGTCCGGGTACAGGTGGTGCAGGAGGTGGATCTAAGTAATTTATTAGTTCTATATTGTAAGAAGATGTGTCAAATATATATTCCTGCAATGCATCAAAAAACTGTTTATATGAATCTGCTGGTGTTAAAAATGGATCATAGATACCACCACCACCTCTAATCAAATATGCAAAACATGTTTCATTTAATCTAGGTATATAAACAAGTGCTGGAGTTCCGCTATCTCCAGCACGAAGTTCAAAGGTAGAATTTAAAACTAAATTGCCTGAAGAGTTTAAAGATGCGCTATATGCTGCATTGGGGTATGTTGAAGAATTAAAATAATAATTTGAAAAGGATTGTTGTGCTTGTGTTACCACAACTTGTGATTGTGCTGTAACACAGAATGCTGGTGCTGTTGTGGGTATTCCATATAGATTTATAAATTTATATGCTTTTACTTGATTTAAATCTGATGAAGAAAATTCTTGTCCATCATCAATTTCAAAAACACATATATCTGGTGTTAAATATGGCCAACTATAGCCGGGGGGAGCAATGATTGGTGAAGATCTAAGATCTACTACTTTTTGAGCAGTCTTAACATAAGTTTGATTATTCTTTCCAAGAAATCTTACGGTTGTTGCTGTTGTGCTGCCGACAAAATGTTGACATGCAATAAAATGCTTTGGACTAATTAATATACAACCAAAGACACCATTATTCCAATAATTGTAATCTGAGGCTTTTGTAAAGTTTCCTGATGGGCAACCAGGATAATAACAAGAAGTAAAACCTTCTGCTAATATGGAAAAAGATAATGCATTTGGATATCCAATAGTTCCTCCTGGTGCTGGATTAATTGTGATACCTGAAGCCAAATGTCCATTGTAAGTATCAAATCCATAACCGGGTGCTCCCCTAGGTCTTACCGATATACCGCTAAAATCTACAGAAAAAGTAAAACCATATTCTACATCATTGATGTATAATTGATTGTTATATGAAACACCATATACCGCAACGTTATTTGAATAATTTTGAGGATCAATAGTTGGTCCACTATTGTAATAGTATAAATCGTGTTTAGATGAATTATAGTTATAAATTGTAGGCATGACTTATTGTTGAGTTATATAAATTGCAAATCCACTTTCATTATCAGAATTATCATTCCAAGTTAAATTAACATCACCAAATTCATTTAAAATTTCAACTTGGAAATTAGATGGTGCATTTGGTGTTTTTCTTTTTGGTGAATCGGTATCAATTACATTGTAATCTATTACTTGAATAAATTCTGTAATTGATTTTTTAATAACACCAAAAGTATTCATCCATAGATCTTGTTTTTCATTATAATAAAACAAACCGTATTCTGTGTTTATTAACTTCCATTCCTTTGGATTTATTCTTTGTTCATTCAAAGAAATTGATTTTCTATTTGAATAAACTTTTTCAATAGTTTTGTTGATAGAATTTTTGCTTTGCTCTGTAAGAATATTTTGCTTATTTTTCTTACAAGCAAAATACTCATTAACTCTTCGCTTTTTCTCTTCAGCTAATAGTTGTTCTTTGTAGGCTTTGTCGGTGCCTAAAAAATTTCTAATAAATCCCTCATTCGGGTGCTGCATGAAGATATTTATGGCAATAAAAAACCCGGTTTTTCAGTCGCGGGAAAACCGGGAAACCCCACTGCTTTAAGCAGCCATCCGCATTGGTGCGGCTTTTATATTTGCAACTGTTTATTTACGACACTTGTTACCCGTGTCGGGTATCTCCTTCTTCAATACTCTGCACTGATCGATGCCTGTCGGACCCGTAAAGTGGATCCGGGGAGATTCGAACTCCCGTGTCATATGCATTTCTATCCGATATCAACAATACCATGATTATGTAGGATTTATATCATAATAATAATTATCATCATCACTTATAATCCATCTATCGCTTTTATTCTCGCATCTATACTCCTGTGTGTCAACTTTATAATCTGGTTTTTCTGGAAATGGCTTGGTTGTGAAAGACATTTCTTTCCAAAATATTCTATTGTTTGGTTGTAGAGCATAATTTCCATTATCCAGTTCAATCATGTGAAGACATTTGTATTGAGATGGTTCGTTGCTGTATGGGTTATCATACCAATCAAATGTCATTTTATAATTTCCCCAAGAGTGGCTTTTATCTTTAAATATAACTTTTGCTCTGGCACCCTTTAAAAAACTATAAGTTGTGACTGTAACATTTTCAGAAAAACAATCCCAAAGTTGCAAGTAATCTAATGGATCTGATGGGCCTTCTTTACTGCATAACATATGAATTGGAACTCTACTTCTTATTGTTCCGTTATCCAACATTACTGTAAACAACAAAGCCTTTCCAGCACTTGATTGTGCCCCAAAGACTGCGACCTTTTCATATTCAAAGAAATGATCTTTGTTTTGGTAAAGATGCTCTTTTCTTAACAAACAATAAAAATGTGGGATATTGATATCGTACATAATGCGAGCAGAGAGATTCGAACTCCCGTAGGCTTTGCCATCTGATTTACAGTCAGACCTCGTTGACCGCTTGAGTATACTCGCCAAAGCCACCTGTGGGATTCGAACCCGCAACCTCTGCTTTACAAAAGCAAGGCTCTACCATTGAGCTAAGGTGGCAATTTGTAGCACGCCGAGGGACTTAAACCCATTTGAAGAAGGAGAGGCGAAGGCTACGGCCTTCACTTACCCGTTATTGGACCTCTCTACAGTTCTTTTCAGATGACTGCTGGCCAGCCATTCATCCTAGTTCGTCATACCGAACAGCGTGCATATTCGATTGTCAAAGCGGGTGAAGGGACTTGAACCCTCGACAGCAAGCTTGGAAGGCTAGCACTCTACCACTGAGTTACACCCGCAACGAACACAGTATAGCCTATGAATACTTATAGTCAAGATTTGACTTTGCTAAATCATGCAGTATATTGTTTGTATGAATGAAGAAATTCAACTAACCGATGAAGATCTTAACTTTATTGTTGAAAATGTAAATTTAGAACACGATCCGACAAAGAATAAAGTTGATGCTCTATCATATTATTATCAAGATTTTGAATCATATGGTCAAAAAAGCAAGTATCCTAAAAATAAATCCTTAAAATCTCCATATGGCCAAATAACAGATTTTAATCATGTAAAAAATAATATGACTAGAGAAATCGAAGCACTCAAAGCAAGAATTAAGGAACTTGAAGAAGAGAATGCTGAATTGAAAATTGATATTGAAACCTACAAGAACATGGAGTCATAAAAATGCCTAAAAAGAAAATTAAAACCAAGTCAGAAGAAACCACTCCCCTTTCAGAGTTTGATAGATTTTCTCTTTCCTCACTCACACTTGAGAAAGATGATAATTTTTACATGGAGTTGAAGAATAAGCCTTATCGAATTTTGATTGAGGATCTTTCTTATTATGCAGAGTATTCTGGGTATATGTACGCCCAAAGACAGTTGAAGAAAGATACCAAGTCATTTGAAATGTACAGCGAAGCACGTAAGCGTGTCTATGCTATCGAAGATCAAATCAGACTTATAATTGGTGGTCTTCGTGAAGATATTGATTGTCAAGAATACTACTTGAACAAGGAAATTCGGGATCAACACGGACAATGAAGAAACAAGACATTGAAGAAATGATCTATGAATATGGCCATGTAATGTATCGCCTTGGTCGAATGGAAACTGATGGCCAAGATACTCAAAAAGAATATAATAAAAAGACAAAAGAAAAAGAAGAACTCGTCAATAAAATTGACGAGTTCTTAAAATCTTTAAAGTAATTTAAATTATTTTTTTCTTCTTCTTTGCATTGAACGGAATCCCGTATCAATTTTTGTTGTTTTTCCACTCATCCAATATGGAACATTTTCTTGATCAACTGAAGAACCTTGTTGATCGGATTGTTCTTCTGGTGGTGTTTCACCGGCACCACCACCACCACCTTGATTTACTTGCCCCCAGTTTGCAAATAACAGACCCATATCAGTACCATCAACGAAACCATCTTGATTAAAATCATAAGGACTTCCCGGATCTACTGGCCCCCAGTTTGCAAATATCAAACCAGAATCATTAGCATCAACGAAACCATCACCAGTTATGTCAAAGGGTGGAGGTGGTGATCCGCTACCCGGTTTTGTTACATTATTTGATGGAACCCCAGTTCCTTGTGAAATATCAAAATTTGTATATTGTTCTGGTCCCATGGAAACTTTAGTGCTCAAACCTCCTTGTGTTTTTGGTCTAACCATTGGAGGCATTCTGTTAGGTCCTTCAACATCTCCTTGTGAAACACCTCTATTTTTATTAGAGGACATTCCTTTTGCTTTGATGTTTACAATATTACCGGGTGTTGGAGATTGTATTGCTGGAGAAAATTTAGCGGTTGATGGACTTATTTCTGGTGAATACGGGGTTTTGGGGTTCAGCCTTGGCGGGGTTTGATTTTTTTTTTCACCAACAGGTGCACCTGCACCAACGTCAAACATTCTTCCTACTCTACCACTTGCAAGACCAGGTTGATCCAAGGCTTTGGCAGCTCTACCTGCTTTTTGACCACCACCCCCACCAATAGTTTCAGTTTCTGGTGTTCCGGGTAAGGCGGTGCTGGCCATAGCAACTGGTGATGATTGTCCTCTGTTAAGCATATTTGCCAAGAACAATCCAAGATCATCTCCATCAACTACACCGTCTCGGTTCAAATCAAATTGAGGGTTTGAAGAACCCCATGCTTGAAGCAAAGCATTTAAATCATTAGAGTCGTTATTTTGATTTGTTGTGGTCCCTGTTCCAACCCCAGCACCTGGTCCAGCACCCTGCTCTATAGTTCCGGATGCCAAATCTTCAGATAAAAAATTTACATATGTTTCTAAATAATTTAATTTTTCTTGTAATTGTTCTGATAGATTCTTATAGTAGTTTGTTAAGTAGTTCATTTTTATCTTCCTAGTTTAATTTTTCCTGATTGATCCGGATTTTGAGACCACATACTTCCCATTCTTTCTTTTTGACCTTGTGAAAGTTGTCTCACATAACCTGTAACATCTTTTCCTCTTGATTTACTTGGTTTTCCTAAAATGTTGGTGACGGTATCTTCGACAGCTTTTTGTGCTTTTTTGCCAACAACAAATCTTTGATATGTATCGGGTACACCTTGAGAATAAGGATCCGAGCCATTTCCATTAAACAAATGATTTTGTGATAATTTTTCTTTAATTCTTTGTGTGCTGTGAGCAGAAACAGCATTATTTAATCTTTTCCAATCTAACGCAACACTTTGCTCTGGATCATCTTTTTCTGCAACGCCACCATCTACAGGGCTATACATATTCATAAATTCTTTGGCTCTTGCAAATGTAGCCATATCTACACCTAAGCCCATCATAGTTGCAAGATTATTCGAATAATAAGGTTGATATTTTACAACTCTTGGATCTGCATCTGGTAAAATTTTTCCCTTTGCTGCTGCAAGAACATTTGGGTTCATTACGATTGCAGAGGGGTTTGCTGCATCACCTACACCAAAACCAGCAAAACCACCTATGTTTGGTTGTAGAACACTGTAATCTGCGCTATAATCTGCTTTTCCAAAACTAGGATCTGGTGCTTTTTCAAGCAATTGCTTTTTGTTTTTAATTTCTTTTTGTAAATCTAATACTTCTTTTTCTAAATCTTCAGAAAGGAGTTGAAAGTTTGATTTGTTCATGTTTGATCCAGAGTTTGCCCAAAAGTTTTTGTTATTACTTCTTCAATATTTGGAACATTTTGTCTTCGAAGTTGATCTATGATTTGTTTTCTAATTTCCATTTGAAGTCTAGAAATACCTGTGAAAGAAGCATCAGTTTTATCCTTAACTTCATCCTCAATATTATATAGATTTCCTTCTTTTAGATGTCTCATCGTATACATTAGTATTTATAAATAATTATAACATGTACGACAAATATCAAACCGGAAATACATTTATAGCCTCAACAACAAATAGAATTCCAAAGCATAAAGGATTTTTATTCTCTGGTGGTGGAACTGCTTCCTTTTATTTGGTAAATGACCAAGGAAATACATTTCGATATAATATAAATTTTACATCTGGAATGAATATTTTACCAGTTCAATCATTTATGGTAACTGGTTTAAATGGTCTAACCGGACTTTATTTAAATTAAACTTTTCTTTTTGAGACAACTCTATCCAAGTAATTTCTTGCTTGAGATGGTAGGCTTTTCTTAGATTTAAGATTTCTATTTATTTCTCTCTCTATGTCTTGTCTCTCTATTTGTCTTAGAGCATCAAAAATAGTTTCCGATTCTGATCTTGGTTCATATGACGGAACAATATTTACAAACTGACCTACCTTATCGGTAATCTTATCTGCAGCATTTTTATTGCTAGTTTGTACTCCATTTACCAAACTTTGATCGAATGGATTATCTTGTCTTTCTGAATAAGGCATTGAACCTGAGTCAGTTTTAGGTTGTAAATTTAATTTTGATTTTTGTTCTGGTGTTAAAGTTTCTGGTGCAAATGTTTGAACAAATTTTAATAAATTATCCTGATTTTCTAAAGGATTTGGTTGTCTTTCAGAATAAGGCATCACACCAGGCTTTTTTATTTGTTGTCTGCTTATTCCCAATAAATTCATTTGCCTATCAAGGGCTAGATTTTTATCTACCTCTTGTTGAATAAGACGCCTTGGTTGGTCACTATAGGAACCATCATATTTTTCAGCATCTTTGAAGTCTTGTATACTTTTAAAACCCAAATCTCTTGCTCTTTTTTGTTCCTTTGCCGTATAACCCAAGGCAGATTCTGGAACTTTGACTCCATCGACATCTTGAAATGTTGGAATAAATTCCGGTCTTTGTCTTGAAGCAATTGGGGCACCAGAATCTGCACCAGCAACATCTGTTCTTCTTCTCATTCCCGGTGCATTCTTTACCAATGAAAAGAAATCTTGGCGATCTGTTTCATTCATTGGGTTATAATTTCTACCAAATGCTTGCTTAAAATCATTTTGAGTTACCCAATATACGGGACTTATTCTTTTATCAGGAGCATTATTATCTACAGTATCATCTACAGTATAGCCAGCTTTTCTGCGTGCTTCTCTAGCATTTTCAGCTGTTGCTTGTATTTGTGATTCGGGCACCTTAGACGTGATTTGATATAATAATTCTTCAGCAGCCTTATATGCTGCTTCTTTATTAGGATCACTGGTAAAATATGATGCCCCTCTTGGCAATGGTTCTAATGATTTTTTTGATTCATTTATCATTTTTATCCGCCTAAAATTCTTCCCATTCTACGCAAATCATCTTCTGTTGGACGTGGACCTTGGGCAGGATTACGAGACATAATTTCTCTTGCAGCAGCCTCAAGTCCTAAATTGGATTTGAAATCTCTTACTGCTTGTTTTCCTGCTTCTCTTCCGGTTTGATTTGCGGATGCTGGAAGTTTTCCTTCTTTTTGTGCTTGACCTTTGGCACGCAATGCAGCATCAACAGCCATTTGATTTTGAAGATCTTGTAATCTTCTGGTTTTTCTTTGAGGAATTATACCTCTGTTAATAGCATCTTCAGTTCCTGTTCTTGTTATTTCATTTGGAGACATATTAGGTGGAAATCTAGCAGGCGGAACTGGTGCAGATGGTGAAGGGGTCATACCAACATTGGGGAATGTTGGTGGACCACTCATTCCTAAATTTTCATAGTCTGTTGTAGTATCTCCATCCCCGGCTTCCCAATCTTGTGCATCACTTGCTACTTCATTTGCTGTTCCTTGACCGTCACCATCCATATCTGAATTATTTGGATTTAGTGATTCAACACCACTTGGATCGGGATAACCCATTCCAGATTCATCTTCTAAACCTTCAATATCCAAAATAGATGTTTTTGTTGGATCATCTTTTTCTAAGGCTTCTCTAAATTTATTAGCATGCCTTCTAGATTTAGGATCAATTTCTACCTTTGCAGCGGTTAAAAGATCCATAAGATTTTGAATATAATTTCCTTTTTTGGCTTCTTCTAATCTAGTGTGTTCAGCCAAAAATTGTTGATGCTTGGCATATTGCTCAGCTTCGTTCAATAGTTTGGCTTTCATGGCTGCTGCATTGAGTTCGTGAATCCATGAGTATTTCTTAATTTTCTTGTCCATGAAAATATTTATACTTGACATTTGTTTAGTCTGAGTTATTGTATTGGTATGAGTAACGCAGGTAAAGGTGATTCGTACAGACCCGTAAATTATAAAATTTACTGTGAAAATTGGGAGAAAATTTTTGGATGCGAGAAGAAAAAGAAATCAAGAAACTCAAAGAACAAATCCAAGAACTCCAAAAAGTAAACCGAGAGATTACTGTGGCTGCAGGAAAACTGGCTGCTGAAAACATGGATTTAAAGAAAAAACTTGACAATAAACAAAGAAAGTGATATAATATAACTATGCCTAATTCAAAACAACGCGTTACTAATCGTAAGCATAAGAGAAAGCATGAGCGTCAAAAGCGTCAAAGGGCTGCTAGCCTGATGAACGCCAAGGTTGGTACACTCCGAGAGCTTGACCGGATTGGCCAACTTCCTAAGTCTGTCAAGCAAGAGAGATTGCCCAATGGCTAATGCTACTCAAATGAACATCACAGATGTTCGTAAAAAGTTTGATAATATTGATTGTTTCTTTACTTATTATGATGGTGAAAAGTCCACCTTTGATTTTTATGGAACTAACGCTACTGGCGTAGAAGTTCGTATTTCCTTGGGTGGATGTCCTGCATGGATCAAGAATCTGTCTTTTGGTCCTAATGATGCTATAAATATAAATGATGCACTTGAGCGTCATGTGCGTTATATGTCAGTTACAGATCCAACTGGCAAAGTTTTATACGAGCAGTTTTTTGATACCAAATAAAGGAATATATGGATAATTTTGAAAACAACGAGTTTGAGGAATATAACAATCCAGACCACATTTATCGTCCAAAGAATGGATTCTTCTATTTCAATGGTAGTAAAGAAGAATTGAGAAAGATGTGGGAGAAAATGATTCAAAATCAAACTCCCATGGATTATCTTCAAGAATACATGAATTTTCATGATATTGATAATCCAAAGAAGCCAGAGGTTAGTGGTAAATTTGGTGATAAACATCAAAAGAAAAGCCAAAAGCCAAAGCCATCTAAAGTTGTACAATTTACACATGATGAATATCTCAAACTAATTGAGATTCGTGGTTACCTTGCAATCACTGAGCAATATGCTCACGTTAAGGCATTGGATAAGGTTATTAATCATATTAAGGTAGATGGAAAGGATGTTTTATGAGTGGTTATAAACCCGGTGAAGGTTATGACAAAGGTTTTACTTGTCGTATGAGTGGTGGTGAACTTCCCAATCAAGCAATTTATTCAGTGGATCCATTTTGGAAAGAATATAAGACTGGTTGGGAAGATGCAGATACAAAGATTATAAATGAAGCAAGAGAGCGAAACTCTTGCACCAAGCCCAAGTGTTGTAAAAAGAAAGATTTTATTCAGGACTGAGAAATCCCCGAAAGGGGATTTTTTTATCCAATATCACGTAAAATTTTTTCATATTCAGCAGCAACATCCGCATTAAGATGTGGTCTTACCACATTCCAATCCTGTTCACCTATTCTCAAATCATAAATTTCTTGCCCTCTTGACTTACCATAGCGATTTACATCTTGAAAACTTGCACTCCAATTGCGTATTGGTTCTCCCGGTTTTAAGCCACTCAATTGTCTCATTCTTTCCATAGCACCTCTACTAAAAGGATTTCCACCTCTTACAAAGATTTCACTTTCCGGTGGCATTTGTTTTCCATCTTTAATTTTTCTTTGAAATACTCTCGTATTAAAAGTTGCTCTAGATTCACCACTTGCTGCTGAAAGAACCTCTTTTGGAACAAGGGGAACAGATCCTGCACCCCAATAATTTGGAACTTTTTTTCCTGGTGTTCTTATAAATGCTTGAGGCATTGTAGGTGTTCCAGCAACAAATCTTGTTAATATTGTTTGATTGACTGATTGTTGTGGAGACAATTTTGAAGGGTCGCTTATTGTGCGTACACCAGGTGCAATTTGTTTTGTTTGTTCTCTGAACCTTCGATTTAAACCCTTCAACGCTTCAATTGGTGCGCCAGATCGCAACCCTTTCATTAAATCTTGATATTCAGGCAATCCAGCAATTAATTCATGTGGTTCATCACCGGGATAAATTCTTCTTCCACGATCTGCGTCAACTTGTTTTGCATCAACTTCTTGAAAATCTCCATCGGGAGTCCAAAGATATGCGTCTGTTCCTTGTTTTGCAACTGGTTTTTCTGCTTGTTTTTGTGCTATTTCAATAGATCTATCTACAGCATCAGATTGAATGCCTGCGTGTTTTATTGCATTACTAAGATTGGAAATATTTGCAACAATTTGAGCAAATCTTTCACCTGATTCACCTCTAGTAACCTTCCCATCATTATCGGTTCGATTACCTTTTCTTAGAGCATCCAAAGCAGCTCTGAATGGTTCTGTAAAATCTCTTTGTTCACTCAAAATAGGCAACCCTTCTAAATTAAACTCTTCCATAAAACTTTTTTCTTTGTAAGGTACAAAGAAAATTTCACCACTTGATTCATCACGAACTGCCATTTTACCTTCTTTGTTTCTTCTTTGGAAACGCTGAAGATATCTTTTTGTTGGACTATCTGGCAAATGTCTCCATGCCTTTGATTGTTTAAATGCTTTAAATTCTTGAGATGGAACACTAAACATTTCAACATTTGAGAACATATTAACTGGTTGACTTCTAGTAAGTATTTCACCCAAACGAGGATCATAACCAGATACATTTCCTTTATTTGCTTCAGGTGCCTCCGCTGGCGTACCCAATTCTCCGGGTTGAGATCCTGTTGACATAGCACCAGTGCCCATATCTTCAAGTAACTCTATAAAACTTACAGTATTATCACTGTTTAATGTTACGTGTGCTTCGATAAGACATATTAATTGTTCTTGTGATATTCCAATTTTTTCAATTTCTTCTGAAAATAATTGCATTATAGAAGAAACATTGGTAAGTCTACTTTTTGTTAATCCGGGTGGGAGATCTTCAAAGATTTTTTTTAACTTTATTACAAAATACTCAAAGTCATCTAAAGAACCTTCATTTGAAATTATATTTCCACTTTCATCAATTAAACCATTACTGTATGCACTCAATGCAGTATAAGGAGCACTTATAGCATTTGCAAACTTATAAAAATAGAATGAAGGTATATACTGAATATGGTTCATCTAAATTATTTAGTTTTTGAACCAACTAATTTTTTATCAATACGGGGATCTGTATTAATTTTATGATATTGTGCTTCTGGTATATTAGTAATTTTATATTCTAAAAATACTAAGAAAGATTTTAGGTAAGAATGTAATTTTGGCTCTAACTTAAAAAAAAGTATTCTTGCTGAATTTTCTTCACCAAAAACATTTTTTAAAATGATGATATGATTTAATATCAATCGTTCTCTTATGGATTTTATAGTTTTATATTTGTGAATTTTTTGAATTAATCTTTTAACGTATTTTACACGTTTTAAATCATCAATAAATTCCGTTTTTCCAGAACAATGAGAATTAAAATAATTCTTTTGACAGAAATTAATAAAATTAATCTCAGTTAAAGAATCTTTCTCCATATTTTTTTCAGTGCATACAACCACAATTTTCATCAGAACCCATATCTGGCACAATTACCATTTGAACTTTACGAAGAGAATTAGGTTGCTTTATTACAGTTGCTAATAGTTTTAATCCATGACCCATCTTTTCAGATATGCCATCACCTTGGCTAAAACCAGTTTTATTTACATCTTGATATGGGTTTTGACCATATACTCCAATGTAAGGACTACCGTATTGATATAATTTATATGAATTTTCGCCGTCTTGTAGAGAAGACTTATATTCAAAATCTAAACCAAAGTGATTTAATTTTTCTTTTACTGTTGATAAGATGCTATCTGGATCAATATAATCTCTCTGACTTAATCCAAAAAGAAGTGCATTGATTGCATCAATTGATCGTGGAAGTTTAAGATTAAAAGTGCCCTTATCTGTTAAGGGACTTGGCATTCTTGGTGCTTGTGGATCACCGATGAATAAACCACCACCAAAGGTTTGCTCACCTGAATTTTCATTTATTGGTTCGATTTTTTTAAGTAATTGTTTGAATTTCATGGCTTCTCTTTTATTTAGATCAATTAAATTTTCTTTGTTTTATTAAATTAAACAAATCTGGATCGTATTTTTTATCTTTAAGGCTGTTGTAAATTTCTTCGGCAATGCTTTCAGACACTGCTTTCCATTTACCACCCTTACTCTTATAGCATTTAGCAGCCCATGCATTGGCATAAGCACTTGGATAAACATCAAATTTTTGTTTTGCTTGTGCGATACAGGAACTCCATTTTTTTGGATCTTTAGCTTTATTTTTCTTTCCTTCTTCCAAGCACTCTAGTTCCTCTTTTAACATAGAACTAACCGGCGTGGCACTCCATGTTTTGCAAGCCCAATATCTTGCTTTCCAACGAGGACCAGGGTTATCACAGTTATGACGGGCACGGAAGTTCTTTCTGCGTGCTGGGTCATCCCGCTTGATTTCCATGTTGGGATCACCGAAGTTTACCTTAACAACATTGCCCTTATCATTTTTTACATAAACTTTATACTTCTTAACATCACCGCGCATTATCTTGTTGAGTTTAACTTTTTTACCTTCAGATTCATATATTTCGATTTTATCACCAAATTCATTAAATGCTGCTTCTTCTAAATTATCTAAAAATCCCATAACAGTATCTTTAGAAAAGTTTTCAGTAATGAATTCTCCGTCTTCATTTGTCATTACAACTAGTAAATTATCATTAGACTCTTCTATATAATCGATATCAAATACTTCTCCAGATTCATTAATTATAAGATCACATGGAAGTAGTTCCCATGCTTCTATTGGAGTAAAATTCATTTGAAAAACATTTGAATGGCTTTCAACGATAAAGGTGTCATACGTTTCCTTTATATCAGTAACACCAGTCTTTACAAATACTGGCTTTTTTCCTTTTCCTTTTATAGATCCCTTTTTACCACGGCCTGCTTTCTTTTGAGCAGATCTCTTGCGACGAACAAATGATGCAATGCCACCCTTTCCTAGTTTATCGGCCTTCTGACGGCTTAGACAAGCGGAGTAGGCATCTCCCTCATCTGCATCACCACACTTACCAACACGCTCTCCCTTGGTATTATAACGATCCCAGCCGGGGCCACCACCAGCAGATTCCTTATTGAACCACTTACCTAAACCGGAGCGTTCAAAGACTTTTTCAACTAGTAATTTTGTCTTGCGGTTCATTACTTCCAATCCTTATCTTGTTTTTCACCTTTTGAGTGGCCATTATCTGATCTGTTGTCCGATTTATCTCGGACTCGTAGATTATTTATGCCGTTTGAACCACCGTGTCTGAGGGCTCTCTTGTGATCAATATCTTTTCCATCACCCTTTCTTACCCGACCCTTTTTTATCATTTCTTCACGGGCTTTAGTTCTTTTGGCACGCTCTTTTCTTTGCTTTGGTTTGCCATGATAATTTCTATACTCCATGGCATAATTTCTTTTCTTTGCTTCTTGTAATTGTTTTTCTCTTTGATTTAAAACTGCCATCAACATTTCTGGAAAGACAATGGCACGGGAAGAAACTTGATGAAAAATATTTTTTAAAGTGCCATTGTCTTCAGTTAATATCCCGGGTTGTACCAATGCAGCAGCTTCAGCATCTGTTAATAACTTTGAATTCACTAATGAAGAAAGAATAAAATTATTTGTAAGCGATTCAGTCAACAAGTAATTTATAAACAAAACAGCATTTTCATTGACAAATGTTTTTAGTGTATCTGTTTTTTCAACTGGTATTTTTATTGTTTTACCATTGATTCTTACATAATTGTATTGTATAGTGTTTAGATCAGATGTTTTAAATCCTGGTATCAAACTTACATTTATATCAAAATCCATATTATTAGCAATATAGTCCATAGCAATTTGAACTGGATTTATATTGTCTTTTGATACGAATAAAGAATTTAAATCTAACTCTTGTTTTTGTTCTACAACAGTTGCAAATCTTCTAGTTATCTCTGATTGACTATCTTGCCTTTGTTTAATATTATCTTTTGATGTGATTGTAGAAGATGATTTAACAGAGACAGATGCTGATTTTGAAATTTCATCAAAATATTCGTCACTCATTGGAAATATTCCATTTTGTGTAACTAAGTGTGTTGGTGACTCTTCTGGCTTCTTCAACATATCACCACGATAATATGTTTTTAAAATATTTTTCACGAATACATCACTAAACTCAGAAATTTTATTTTGGGCATTTTTAAATAACGAAGGAGCAGATTTTGTTATTTCTTGTTGATAACCATCTAATGATGCTAATTTATTTACTTTTCCATTTTCATCAAATAGTTTACCGATTTCTTTTCCTTCACTATCTGTTAGACTTACATTTTCTAATTGAGCAGCCAATTGGGGGTTATTTTGAATGGCTGATATTGCTTCTTTAGAAAGCAACATAGTTGAAAACTTTGATCCAACCGTAGATATTGTTTGAGCAAATTTAGAAAATTTTGGATCTTTTTCTAAATTTGTTGTGGACAAAGCTGTAGCCAAAGAATTTTTAATTAATCCTCTGAAAGACTTACTGCTTTGATCAAATTTATCTGTGGTTAGAGAAAACTCACCACCAGCAGATATATTGAATTTGTAGTTCCCACATTCCATATCCACGTTACCTTCCGCAAATATGGTCTTTGAACCACTTTCAACGCTTGCAACAAGATTTTGAATGCACGCTTCACCAATTTGTGAAAGAATTTTTTTGGCTTGTTCAAAGGCGTTTTTAGTGAAATCTAATGCATTTGGAGCAATTGCTGTATAAGATTCAAGTTCTTGTTCTCCAGCGCCAGCCTTTATCTTGGCCAAAAATATCAGTGCATTCAATACTTGTTGATTATAAGATGCTGTAGATAGTGGATTGATTCCAAACTTATTGGATAATGCCTCAAAGGTCATAGAATCAAAACTACTGTTTGTCGGTGGATTTCTTACCATTTTGAAATACTCTTGACGCATTTCAAATGGAATTTGATTTAATTGCTCAGGAGTCATCTGAGTCATCAACTCAAAGATATCTTGTTTAGATAATTTCTTTGCTTCTTTTTGCTGAGGTTTTCCCTCAGCCCCCTCGGATTCAGAATCTTGTGACTGTGTTACCTTTTTATCTGTTTCTTTTCCAGAAATTTTACCTTTATCGGTTTTCTTGGATTCTTTTTCTCTTACATTTCCAAACAAAAGTTTTGATGCACCTGTTTGTTCAAACTTTGGATCACCCGTCAATGCACGGGCTTCTTCCATAGTCATACTTTCATTTTTATTAATTTTTTGATGCTTACTCTTATCAAATGAATCCTTGAAGATAAGTTGAACTCTTCCAGATGGTGTTTTTACTGCGATTACTTCTTTAATGAGTTGGTCTTTTGACCTACGCTCTCTTGGAATTTGTCTAGCACGCTCTTTGCGCTTTCTTTCTGCATCTTTTTGCTTATCGGTGGCAGAAGAAGACTTTATCTTATCCTTTTCCATGGCTTCACCAGTAGTACGGAAAGAATCGGCTGTAGAACGCTTTTGTTCCAATAAATTTAGTAGATCTTTGAAGTTCATCTAAATTATTTATGATAATTTTAGGTCTCCAAAGGATTATACAATTTTAAATTTTTATAACTTTTTGCCTTCCCAGTTGCTACTTTATAAAGATTACTGCTGCACAACCCATTGTCCTTACAAAATTGAAAAATATTGTCTATGTAAAATACTTCTTTGGTCACTATATTTTGAAATGTAGCACCGTTATAAGATTTTATCTTTATTTTCTTTTTCTCTTTTTCTTTTATGTTGGAGCCCACCCCCTCCTTTACGGCTCGTATTTCCACAGCAGTCCAGCCTTTATATGTTTTTCTTTTGCCATTCAATAATTCACAAATTTTTACTGGAGTTAAGCCATGTTTATTTCCAAATTCAGTCATACTTTCAAAAAATACTTTTTCTTGTGTATCTACTCGTTTTAACCAATATCCATTTTTTTCAGTTACTGGAGACCTCCACTTCCAAAATCTCCCGTCTCTGTAAAAAGAACCGCCGTGTTTTGAAATAAATTGATCTCTTAAAATTTTTGCCTTTGAATTATCATTCATCATTAACCAGATTCTTGAACCCGGTCTATTTACTTCATCCGTTTCAGTCCTAACATTATGGATTTCCATTTGATTCCTTATATTTTTTTATTATTTTATGCAATTCTTTTACATATCTAATTGGTTTGTCTTCAAATACTTGTCTTATGCCATCTTCACAAGCAATTAAAATTGCAAAATTATCTATTTTAATTCCAGTTCTCTCTTGAAACATTAATGAATATGCTGTTGCTTGTGTAAAATAATTGTCTACGTGGCTTTTTTTCTTTTCTTTGCTGCTGGCTTTAAAATCTATTATGGATAATTTACCATCATATTCTGCAATGCAATCAGTACGACCAGCAAGCCCAACAGTTTTTGACCAAAGGGCTGTTTCTAACGCTAGAATGTTATCAATTTTATCAAGTTCTGGTTTTAATAATAAAAATAAAGCCTTATTTCCTGGTAACATATTCTCTAAGTCTATCGGTTCATTTCTCAAATAGGATTCAATCGTACTATGAAATTTTGTACCACGAACTGTAACTCTTTTGCTTTCTTCTGGATTCTTTTCTCGCCATTCGGCAAAAAATTGTTTTTTTTCAAATCCAGTAACAGTTGTTACACTAGGAAATACACCACCGGGAGTAGAATAAAAACGTTTTCCGTCTACTTCTACTTCTTTAATTTCGGATTTTATATCGATGAATTTATGATTAAAAGTTTTAAATGTACACACTATAATATATTATATCACGCTAATTGATAATATCCACTAATTTGACCTAACTGGCCTCTTTTTAGTGCTGTTCTTAATTCTTCACTATCTGGAGCAAGTAAAGCCACTAAATCTTGTAAATCAGATGGTTGTTTCTTTTCTTGTTTTGTTGGTTCAATTTGGAATTTTCTTTTTGCCAAAGGTTCTCTAGGTATTTGTGGTATTTCTTTAGGGGGAAGATTTGGTGAACCTTTAAACGGAAAGAAAAGGCTTGCAGCAGCAATTGCTGGAGTTATTTGATTGTATTGATCAATTTGCTTTTGTTGTTCTTTAGTAACCTCGGAATCTTGAGAAGTGTCAACTTGTTTTTCTTTTTCTGGTTCTTCTGAAGAAACTGGTTTTTCTTCTGAAGAAACTGGAACTGGAATTTGTGTGGTAGATTTTGCAGTGCTTTGTGTTTTGCTTACACCAGTTGTTGGTCTTGTTTCTGGAACACTTGGAACTTTAGTTGTTTCAATGGCTCTTGATGTTGAAGGTACTACTTCTACAACCGCAGGTGGTTGTGGAGGCGGAATCTCTACAGTTTTTGCTCCACCCGTTGTGGCCAATTCCACTGCAACACCTGCACCACTTGCTGCTTTTCTTAGTGTTTCGGGCATAGGTGCCTTTTTAGAAGTAAACCCATCAGAATATTCTACACTGTGAACTGGTTCAATAGGAAGTGTTCTTGCACCATATCCTGCATTTCTTACAGATTCGTCATAAACTTTTGAAAGTTCGGCTATTTCTTCATCAGTTAATTTTTTACGAACTTCTTTTTGAACTGCTTGAATATATTCGGCTCTATTTGCATATTGATATGGCTGTAGAACAATCACAGGTCGCATTACAATTTCTGATTGTTTTGGAGGTGTTATTTCAAGAGGAACTACTGGTATTCCAGATCTTCTAAATGTTTCTCTGGCTTGACCAATAGATGGTTCTTCAGGAGTCCAGCCTGCTTCTCTTTGAGTTTGATAATATTTGTCTACAACTCCCTTTATGAAGGGGCTTTCAGATGAAGCGATTCTTTCTCCTACTTCACCACCTATTGTTTTTCCTACTTGTCTTTGTTTTGCTTTTGATATTATATCTTTTTCTGCAGCGTTTCCAAATTTTTCAATTCTTCTTATTTCTTTATCAGTTAAACCATATGGTGATACCCGTGTAGGCTTTCCATCAACACCTCTTACTGTAGTCCCAGGCATACCTTGTCTTGGTGGTGAAGTCAAACGCATTTCTGCTTGAACTAATTCCCACGGTGTAAGAGGTGGTAATTCAGAAACTCCTTTGCTTGCATCCCATAATACATCAGCAAATTCTTTTGGTGGTTTTGGTTCGGGAATTTTAAAAGCAACATCTGGTGGTTGTTGGGCTGCTTGCATTCTTTGTCTAAGATTTGCAAGCACTGATGAAGAAGCGGCTGCTTCTGGTGCAGCAACAGGTCTTGCTCTAACATTCTTTGCTGCACCGGGTTTAAAAGATGCTCTTCCACCCTTGGTTCCTAGAGGTAACACGCCTAGTCCAACATCAACTGCTGCTGCTCCATAGTTACCAGATTGGGCTTGTTGATATGCACTATATGTACCAGCACCAGCAGCTCCTGCTATTATAAAGGGAATAGATGGTGGAAATGCTATACCAAGTAGCGTGGCAAGAGCTGCCATTTTGTATGTTTCAGGATCAGTTCCAATTTCTTTTAATCTCTCTAAAGCCTGTTCTCCAAATTCACCAACAGCTTTATATCTTGGATATTGCTCCAAGAATGGATCTTCTTGCTCTTTTCTTTTTTCCAAGAGCAACTTATTTTCATATCTTTGTTTTAAGATATGTTGAAGTGTTGGAGGCAAATTACTCATATCATTTAATTCTAAAAGGATTTAGATTTATGTTTGCACTTGTTTTGAATGATTGTGGTTTTTGTCTATTTAAACTATTTTGATATTTTTGAATAGTTTCATTTACAGAATTTTTTAATTGTGAGGAACTATTTACCATATCATTGACTGGCGCTGAAACTGATGGAATATTTGATGTCACTTCTTTAATTGTATTTTGTAGTTTATTGGGTGCTGGTGTTACAGGATTTGTCTTTTTTTGCATAAAATCCTTGACTTCCCAATAAAATTGTCTATCTTGTTTATTATCCATGGCTTTAAAATATTTAGATTTTCATAAATACTTAAAAGGTATGACTAAGCAGGTCCTCTTGCTCAATCAAGACAATACACCGCTTAATATTATTACCGTTGGAAAAGCATTTAAACTTATTTCAAAAGATAAAGTATGGGTTGACGAACAAACTCCCGAATACTATGAAGTTGTTTCAGTTTCTAAAATTGTTAAAATTCCAAAGGTATTAATTTTAAAATACTACGTCAAACTTCCTTTTAAACGAGTAGTTCCAAATAGAAAAAATGTATTCCGCAGAGACAATTATACATGTCAATACTGCGGAATAGATCTTTGTGATAAAACAGCAACTGTAGATCATATCGTTCCCAAGTCAAAAGGCGGTGGATCTACTTGGGTCAATATGGTAACTTCTTGCAAAGATTGCAATCTTGCAAAAGGAAATAAGACACCCAAAGAAGCAAAAATGCCTCTTAAAAATAAACCAAAGGAACCATCCTATGGGTTCTTGTTTGATCACATGCTAATTACTTTTAGGAAGAAATAATATGCCAAACTATGCTTTTAAGTGTGAAAAATGTGATCATGAATTTGAATTGTTTTTAAAAATGTCTGAAAGTGATGCCCCCATCAAACAAAAATGCCCTTCTTGTGGAAAGAAAAAAGTTGTAAAAAATTGGGAAGGACAAAGAAATTCCATTGCATATGATATGGCTTTAACTCCAACAAAAGTCTGTGGAAGTGCTTGGAATGAAGTAGTTGATAGAATTAAAAATAATGGGATGGTGCCAAAAAGATATCATGATAGATTAGACAGTGCGGGCAAAGGTATAGGAAGATTTGTAAGATAAATATTATTATGAACTATAAACTTCAGAAAATTTTGCTTGCAGATTGCACTGTTTACAATATTTTATTTGAAAACAAAATTTTGGGTCATGTTATTGTTAAAAATGATAATATGACTCTTATTCAGACCGATGATTTAAATATCGTTGCTTTAGCAGAATCTTTTGGTTTCTCGGGTAAAGCATATATGGCGGATGAAAATGGTTATCATCTTGTTGTATTGGAAGAAACAAAAGAACTAAAACCAATTTATGAATATAAAGTTATTAATTTGCAAGATCAGTTTTTAACTGAAGAAGTGATTTGAGAATATAATAACTGTCTACAATATCCGTTATTGGATTTGACAAAGTTTTTTGATTAAAAGTAAACGCTAAATTTGTTCCAGTCTCCTCAGAGAAGGCTTTATACATTGCCACTTTATCAGCGTTTCCTTTGCCTGTGGCGAGTTTCTTTGCTTTGGACGGCTCTATGACGGTTACGGGAATCCCGGCCTTATAGAGCTTATGCTTGAAGATCCCCATGTTCTCGGCCAGATTAAACACACGGCCTTTAGAACCGTAGGAATAGCCTTCTACGGCTACATCTGAGGCACCCATACATAACTTGCTTGACCAGTCAGATATCGTATCAAACCGATCCACGTCCATCACATACTCTTGGAAACTTTCACCATTAATATTTGGCAAAATTTTATCTGCAAATTTTTTAACTGTTGTAAGATAATAGAACGAACAATTTTCAAATTTAAATTCTTTACGCTCATCATAGAGACATAAACACGGGCAAGTTATTGAGTAGTCAACACCTACGAGCATATAGAACATAGATATTTATACCTCGCGCAGGGGAGTGTTTCTTGGTTCTCTGTCAAGCGTGCTTCGACCACTTAAGAGAAAACGCGAGCCACAACTCCCCCGGCAAAATTATTTATAACAAAAATTCTCCCTTTTGGGGAGAATTTTATTTTTTAAACTCCTCCGACTGGAATCGAACCAGTGACATGGAAGTTAACAGCTTCCCGCTCTACCTACTGAGCTACAGAGGATCGTGTTTTTACACTATTTGACAACCTCCTGCCGAGCATGCAAATTCCTTTGCTGCTTCTGTGTTGTCTTGTGACTCGTATTGTGACAACTCCTTGAAGTTAACCTTGATCTTTGGGTGTTCATTATAAGTTGCAGCGTCAATCTGCTCAAACGGAGCCTGAGCATATGTATGATTGTCACCACCTGGCAAGAAGGAGATTCCCGTTGCAACATCAAAGTTTTCCCATAACCATTGACCAACTTCAAGGAATTCGCTGTCACGGTAGTTTACGGTTACAGAGGGCTTGTGTTGGCAATAATGTTCTTGGTATGTCTTCCAAAGATCCAAGTGATCAAGTGCACGGAGATCTTCAGTAGTTACTGTGCCACGTGGAGCCTTCATTGCAAATGTAAAGACGGCAGTGTTGTTTGGATTGATTACATCATCCTCACAAGGAACTCCTTGATCTTTCATGAGTTGATAGATTGGATCTTTCTTGTCAATACGAACTCTGCGATAATAATAATCTGCATATCTTGGATGAAGACCTGATGCAGAATCTACCAAGCAGGAAGTGGTTCCCTCTGGCTTGACGCAGGTTATGGATTTGCTTGGGTTGATTCCCAACTTCTCTGCCCAATCAAGATTTGTTGCTGTTGCATGATCTCTGAGAGATTCAAGCAAACGAATAAGTTTTGGCTTGCCCTCAAGACCACTGGTTAACTTGTTGTCATAGATACCAGTCATGCTCACACCAAGAAGTCTCTCATCCTCACAGTTCTTCTTCCACTCAGGACGAAGATATGGGAAGTGTGTGAATGTTGATTGAACTGTTCCAATAATTGTTGCCATCTCAATCTTTTTCTTGAGTGTTGCAGCAGTATCATCGGGACGAACAACAACGGTTGAAAGATTGCAGAATTCAAATGGCTTCAGAATAATCTCCGAGCATGGATTGGTTCCGTACTCAGCATCGGCATCACGACCCCATTTGGCTGCTTGCTCTTGAAGAGCCTTACGATTGATCATTCCACGCTCACCGCTATGGCTGTTGTAGAGCGAAGTCCATTCCTCAAGGAACTGACCCATTGGTGGGCGACCACGGTAAACTGCAGAGTTGTTGGCGTAAGAACGGAAGCCAGCCTGCTCCCACCATGCTCCGCTCTTGCATAGAGCCATCTCACGATCAGAAAGATCGCTGAGTGAAATCATAGCAGAACGACGAACACCACCTACGATAACAGCATTAGCAATAGCACAGCATATATCGTGACACTCCAAAGCAGTAAGTCTTCTTCCTTGTGCTGCATAGAATACCTTTACGATTAACTTAAAGAGATTATCAAGAGGAGCAGGGCCACTAGCGCGACCGCCAAAAGTCTTAAGTCTAGCTCCAGCGGGTCTGATCCCGGACACATCCCATTTAACGTGACGACCCGAATACAGATGTCGTAGAACTTCTTTGAGAGCGTTTCCCCAACCTTCTTTAGAGTCTTCAACTTTGACAACAACATTAAAATCCTTTTCTATCTTATTAGCGACAGCAGGCAACTTGTCAGTGTATTGTCGCTCTACACTGTAACCAACACCAGTACCATTCATAAGAATGACAAACAGTTCTGCAAAAGAATCAATAGAATCAATTGGTAAATATGAACAGTTATACAAACAAGTGTTGTCATGATCCAATGCAGGCCCAGCAGTCATAAGACTACGCATGGAAGGAAGAACCTCAAGATTAAGGATTGCCTTCTTGATGTCTGGACGATCTGCGAGTGCAGGAACTTTGTCCGTAAAATAATTCCACCATCTATCTACACACTCATCCCAAGATTCACGGCGACCATCTGATGGAAGCCATCTTGAATAGCGAGAGATGAAAATAAACGATTGAAATGGTGATAAAATTTCTGGCATAATGGGCCTTTCTATATTGGTGTCTTTATTTAGTTGTTAGAGTTTGCCACGAAACCGGGAAAAGTGGAGCAATTATTTTGTTAATTGCTTTGGCATATTCCTGAATTTCCCATTGTGCGTGGGCATCGATTCTCAAATTATAAATACGGGCAAATGCATAGAGAGAACCAGTCCATACAAATTCCGTGTAAGTTCCTTGCGGTAAAATTGATCTGGCTTGCTCAGGTGCAACACCATCAGCGAGAAGATCATTATAAAGTTTAACACATTCTTTTGCAACTGCATCATATTCTTGACGCATCTTAATGCAGAGATCCATATCTTCAATTCTTCCGCTGCTTCCTTGCTTTGCACCATTGATTGGTGCCGACCTCCAAAGAGGAATGTAAATTTCGGGATCAAATGTTACATATCTTCTGCTCACCTCATTCATAGTAAGACCAATCTGATGCTTACCAAGTTGAGCACGAACAAAAATTGGACATTTAACTCTGAGTGTTACAACTACATGACAAAATGGAGTAAAGTGATCATGCTTAGAAAGATAATTAATAAGTTTAGCATCTCGTTCTGCAAGAGTACCATCTTCATTCAATTGACTTGTCTTGTTGAAAGAAACGCGGGCAGCATCACAAACAGAAAGATCTGTGCCCATACAATCAACTAGTTGTACATGACCATAATCAAGAACTTTAACTTCAGTCAGCTCCGGACTTGTTTCCATCATCTTTGTCATTAGTATCTTCATCCTTGTCTACAAGTTCAACAGTAACACCAGGGATCTTTGTAAAGTCAGCAGCATATTCTCTAGCCTTTGACCATAAAACAAAATCCATTTCCTTTACATATTCAGAAAATCTTTGAACAAACATGAGATAGGCTTCACTTGCCTTTAAGATCTCTTCTTCAGTCATGTCATCATTATCTTCATGTTCCATATTAAACTTTCTTCCAGTAAGTGTACTTCATTTTTGCTACAAGTCCAGAATAAACATTATTAATTATTAGTTTCATGGTGGTGTTAATCCCGTAAGCCAACACCATGTCATTTATATCTTTCTTGTCAATTTCTGATGGCCAGATTACTACATTTCGTCCAGCCTCTACGTACTTTCCTATTAACGATACAATCTCTACATTTCTTGGTTCATTATCAAATATAAAAACAACTTTGGATTTTTTTATTTTATCAGGCAACTCAGACAACCAGCCAGCACCTTGCATAGCCACCCCATTTGGGATGAACATAGAATCTATCGGGCCTTCTGTTACATAAACAGTATCCCTTGGCTCTATCTTATCTAGATTATACCAAAGGCGCTCGCAACCTTCTTGTTTGAGCGTAATATAGCGTATCGCTTTACCAGTTGGGTCAAGAGAGCGTCCTTGAACTCCGATAAGCTCCCCAAAATCGTTATAGAATGGTATGACGAGTCTGGGTTCTTTGGTCCCTTCACGGCCAAAGGAATGCATGACCTTTGCAAAGTCAGTGCAATAATAAAAGTTGCAATATTTGTCTTTAGGTATTTCACGGGACTTAACATATTTTACCGCCGTATGGTCTGCATTGAGTAAGTCAATCCTCGTTCCGAGATTAGTAAACACTTGTTGGCGGGGAGCATCTTGTTTTTTCTCAACTGGTTTCGGATTCGCATCTTTAAATTTTTCAAACGCATATTCCTTTGCGAGTGATGGGCTAATATTTTCAAGTACAGAATATAAGTTGCAAGAAAAACCGCAATTATGGCATTTGTAAACATAATGGCCTTTGTGCTCAAAGAAATATCCCCTTGTCTTGGACTTATTTTTCTTTGAGTCGCCACACTTAAAACATCTACATGTGGCTAGTGTATCTTTCTTCCACTTAAACTTCTCAAGTGAACCAGATACCAAATTGACAAACTTCTTATCAATATATAGTGTCATTTGGCTTCTTCAAAAGTCCAATTGATTGCTTTATTCTTTTTCTTTCCAAATTGAGGATTGAACGTGCTGGCATCTGACCCAGACCCATAACCCTCTTCATCGGTGTTATTGGAGTTTACAAGATTGGAATTCGTGTTGTCAACATCATAGAATTTCATCTTGGACTTATTAACTCCAACTAAGAACTTTCTGTTCTTGGTCGTGTCATTACCACGATTCTTCAATTGCTTCACCATGAGTTGCCCAGCCTCGGCAAGTTCCTCATTCTCAATAAGAGCAAAGAAGAAGTCCGCAGTCTGTGGCAACCCAAAGCTCTCTGATGTGTCAGTCATTTCCATGTCGCTGCTCTTGGCACCTTCACGGTTGACCTGTGTTGCTGTCCAAAGAGGAATGTTGTACTGCTTGGCCATGCCACGCAGTTCCTCAGCAATTCCCTTGACATAAGTGTAACTGTTCATACCATTACCAAGTTTAAACCTGGCACAGGAACAGATGTTTAGATAATCTACAAAGATCACATCTGGAACAAACTTCTTTTTGATCTTAAGTTCTTCCATGAGATTGCGGAAGTGAGTTACGTTTGCAGCAGCCGTAGGATATTCTTTAATAATAAGTTTGCCACGGCAAGTTCTCTTGAGATTTTCCACCTTTGATTCATACTGAGTCAATGGCATAGTCTCAAGGTGATGCATGTCTGTGTCAAGAAGATTGGCATCGATACGCTTTGCAATCTCTTCCTCTGCCATCTCAAGTGTGATGTAAAGAACATTCAGATTTTGAGACAGACACGCAGCCGCATGATGGCATAGGAAGGCACTCTTCCCTACACCTGATGCTGCCATTACTACGTTGAGGGTTTTCTTGCGTGTACCACCACGGGTGATCTTGTTAAACATCTCAAGATCGAATGGTACCTTCTCTTCTACTCTGTGATAATACTCGTATCGCTCATCAACATCTTCCAAAAAGTCATGGCCAACTCTAGTATCAAAAGAAACAGAAAGAGCCTTTGACATGATATCAGGAATAGCATTCTGAGTCTTCTCTTTGTCTTTGCCCTCAATAATACCAATGGATGCCATGATGCCATTGTAGATTGCCTTTTCCTTGCAGAACTTTTCTGTCTGTTCAACTAGCCAAACTGTATCTGACTTCTCACCCTCTTTGTACATCTCATCGGCAATAGATGTACACTTCTTAAATTCAACTTCACTGAGTGCTTTCTCGTCTCCAAGAGAAATGAGAACAGCATCCTTTGTAGGGATGCTGTTGTACTTTAAAATAAATTTGCCGACGATACCGAACACAGTCTTTTCAGACTTGTCGTGAAAATATTCCTCTTGGAGGAACGGGACAACTTTGCGAGCATAGTCCTCATTGAGGACCAAGTTCTTTAGAATTACTGATTCCATGTTTTAATTATGTCTTGGTTTTTTAAGAAGTCCAGTATCAATCCGTATGAACATCATCTTCAAGATCGACTGCTTCTTCAAGTTCTCGCTCTGACTGCTCTTCTATGATCTTAACAAAAATTTCACCAACTGCATTTGTAAATTCTGGTGTATCTTTATTAAAGTTTTTAGGACCCTTCACAATTTCAAGCTCCATAGTAACCTTTACATTGTCATTGTCGTGTTCTGAAACATTAATTGTTCCATAACGAAAAACAATTCCTGCAAATTCTCCATCCACAATTTCTATTGGGCATGTTTTGTTTGTGTCTGTGTCTGATTCTGGTGTGTAACGATAATTAGGAACCTTGTCCATATTTGAAGTCCTTTTGAATCTCTGCGTCCAATCTATCTAGGATTTCCTTAGTATAATACTTCTCTGGGTCTTCGTCAATATTTTTTTCAAATGCTTTTGTTCCATCCGGCAATTCAATTCGTGTTGATACCTTTTTAAAAATACCATACTTGATTGCCAAATCGGTTAGGCCATAGTATCTGCTTAGACCAGAAGTGTAGTTGAGACGAGTCTCTACATTCATGTTCTCTTTGACAAATCTATTCTTATAGTTTGTGCATTTAATAAAGATTCCAACAACACCTTCATCAGTCTTGTCTTTGCTCTTTGAAAGCGTAAGTATGTTGCTTGCTGCATATTTTAATCCAACACCACCACCAAGTTCCTTAGTGGGAACGTATGCACCAATCACCTGATATGTGTGATTGGTCATAAGCATTGGAATCTTGGCCTTTCCAAGTTTAAGAGTAAGAACACGAAATGTTGCTTTAGTTTGTTGGGCCTTTGTCATGTCACGAACATTTTTGCCTTCAGCAGAATCGTTCATCTCTTTTTCTGTTGACAACATACCCAAAGAATCAAGAACAAACAGAACAGGCTTTCGGTCTTCTTCGGGTTGTTCAATTACATCATTAACAATCTTTAGTGATTGTGTTTTAAATTCTTCAATAGTGGATACAGGAACTACTGCAACTCTTTCCATATCGATACCACGTTGCTTGAACATATCACTGGTAATAGCTTGCTCCGTATCGAAGTAAACCACTACTCCATCCTTGTTATCCTTTAGAAACTGTGAAGCAATTCCAATAGCATAGAATGTTTTGCCTGTTGCTGGGTCACCAGCCAAGCAAGAGATCTTGTTGTTTGGAAGACCGCCATAGATTGTTCCAGAAAGAAGAGCATTTAATACATATGATCCGGTGTCAATAAATCCAGTGACATCTGATCCCTCCAGTCCTTCTTCAGCAATTTTTGCGTCTGGATTATTTATTTTTCCGATTAGATTTTTTAGATACTTTGACATTATTTTCCTTTACATACAATATACAACCAGCGACACCTTCAGGAGTGTCATGAAGAATCTTGATGGATTCGATGATTACATCATCTTTAACATCAAGTAGTCGGTCACCAACGATAAAGCATGGCCCACCTTCAAAATCGAATAAGCCATCGCCAAAGCGAGAATACATTGACCTACCTTCGACTTTGTAAGATCCGTCTTCAAGAAGTGTGATAATTCTTTCATCACCATATCTAGATTTAATTTTCTTTACCATATCTTAACATTATACCTCAAACAAAGAACTCTTCAAGTGTTACTTCTTTATTTAATTTCCAATTAATTGATTGCAAAATATTATCAAGTGGTTCCTTGAATGTTTTGTCAAACTGCAGTTGTCGATCAACATACTTTTCAAGATTGAATTCTTTTGGTGGTGAGTTAATGAAACCAAGAACATTTTCTTTGCCCACTGTACCATAAGGATTTGGAACTTTCAAGAAAACAAATTTAATCTTGTCATTCTCTTTCACTTCAGGATATTGCTTATCTATTCCAATCTTCTTTATATATGCATTATGTAGCAATGCAGCCTTGGTTGCAATTGGTGTCCCTGATTTGTAAATCTTAGTTCTATCTTCGTACTTCTTTATGCCCTTGACTCCCCGAGGAGATGCAATCGTAGACAAAGGTAAATTTATAAATTCATCATGGAATTCATTCACATACTCTCGCAACTCCTCGGGGGTTTTGGTCAAGATAATCTTAATGCAATCTTTTAATTTGTTGCGCACAATCAAAGGGGTGCTGCTTCTTGCAGTTTCAAGACCCATGATCTTTAGTTTGGGTTCCTCAAAACGAACACCTTCTAGATCTTGAACCAGCAGGGCATATCTCTTCTTGGCAATAAAGATTGCTGCCGAAGCAATCGCTTCACGCTTGAAGAAGATTTTATTTTCACTGCAGTTCAAAGTCTTTGTAAGAAGGTTCATTTCCTTCGTCAGTTCGACTTGAATGTTTTGTTCGCAGATTGTGTCAACAAAATCTGTGATGTTTGAGATCTTGGTCTTGCTTGAAATTTGTGTGACAATATCTTCCAGATTGATGTACACAGAATCCGTATCCACTGCGAGAACAAAGTCTTTAGTTTCATTCTTGGTTAGTTTCCTGATGTATGAATTCATTGCGTTCTCTGCAGAACGAATGATGGCCTGACCTGTCACAGTGACTGCGGTAGCCAATTCTGGAGAAGAATAGATGAATGCTGGATTGCCAAGACAGCCGTACAAACTGTTGGCCAAAATCTTCTTGACCGATTGGCGAATCTTGAGCGCAGCAATCCGTGGAAGAAGATCTTTATTCTTTGTATGCTCATACTCCTTTTCCAACTCCAACATCTTGGACTTTGCTTCTTTTCTTTGATTGAAAGTTATCTCAATCAATATGGGAATAAATCCTTTGGAGTTATTGCTGAAGACAGAACCATTGCAGGCCAAGCATCCGTTCTGCTTAATTGCCTCTTCAATCAGAGATGGGATCTCTTTTTTCTTACTAAGCAAGAAGTCATCTGCATTGAGAGATGAATCCTTGCTGATGCAGGTTTCTGGGGAAATGTTCCAACCCATTATGATGCTCGGGTACAGACTTGTGGCATCAAAGCTGACAACATTCTTGTAAAGACCTGGTGTGATCTCTTTCACATACGCACCGACAAACTGTTCGTCCTTGGCGTATGTGGTTTGAATGGGTGGAATGATATTCCGCTGCAACAAGTAGTCGCAGCAGATCGTTCCCCAAATGCGAGTGGCAAAGAAGACAACATCAAATGGAATTTTGGCTTCGTAGGCAATAGACACCGCCAAGTCAATGAGACGAAGTTTATTGTCCAATTTCTCAACTAGTTCAACGTCTTGGATGTTATACTCTGCAAACCGTTGAAAGTCTTTGGTATAGAATTCCTTCAGGGATCCATACTCAGCATAATCCAACTTCTGCTCGTCAAGTTCTGCCTTGGCAATGAAGTTTAGGGCATAACTCTCTTGGCTGGTTCCCGAGAACTTCTTGTATAGATCCATGTAATCAAGGATGGTGTATCCGGGAAACTCAAACAAGCGATACTCCACACCACCGATATTTGTCTCCCGCTCCTTCATCAGATTGAAGGGCATCCATGACTGAATCTCCTCGTCATCAAAGAAGAGTTTGGCTCTTCCAATGATATAAGGGATATCGAACAACTTGACATTCCAGCCGGTTATGACATCGATATCCTTCTTTCGAAGAAGTTCAAAGAACTTCTTGATTAGATCCTTCTCACAGCTTGCAAGAATAAGTTTGCAGTTGGGAATGTTAATCTGCTTGCATGTGATGGCATAGTTAACACCACAGATGCGAACACCTATGATATTAATCTTTTCATTTGGATTGCGAAGATCTGGGAATCCAGATTCGCACTCGCTTTCAATATCAAAGTAGGCTATTTTGATTTGGGAAAGATCGTATAATACCTCACCCTCATAAGTCTCCAAGAGATATTGAGTGACGAAATCAGTATTTCCGTAAATTGGCGAATCTTGTAGGCTAGCATATTGTTTCAAGAACTCCCTGCAGTCATATAGGGTGTCAAATATCATCTTCTTCACCGGAACTCCGGTTAGAGTCTTATACTTGGTGTTTGCATCACTCTGAATAAAGAGTGATGGTTTAAAAGAGACGGTATCCGTAAATCGGACACCATTCTTATAACCACGAACAAGTATTTTGTTTCCCTTGATACCGCAGGCAGTATAAAATTTCATTTTGCTTTGTTGGTTTCTCTATCCTTCAGGAGACCAGCAAGTATGACACTGTAGTTGATCATGTCAACAATTGCGTCATAAACACTCTCATTTTCAAGAGAGAGTTGGCCTCGGTTGAGAAAGGTAGATATTCTGGACATCTTATCTGTCATTCGAATCAGCACGCCCATTTCAGCCGTGCTAAATCCTAAAAATTCAGCTCTACGAAAATTCATGAAAGGATCTTCACTACATGCGTAGTCTGCATTCTTTTTCTTCATCAATTCCTTGGCACCAGTGCAAATTTCTTCATGGAGTTTAAATAGGTCTTCTCTTTTCATAACTGTAAATATAACACTTCTTTGTGGACTGTCAAGAATATAAATATTAAAGTCCCCATCGGAGTTTCATTAAGATGTACCTCATTTCCCTAATAGACCCCACAAAATTCCTTGAAGCCACCACATTAATAGTCGCAGGAACCCTCGGAGTAATTTGGGGAATCATAAAATTTTGGAAAACAAAAAAAAATGATGACAACTTTATTGAAATACATACAGAAATTCATGAACTTCTTACAGAACTTAGAATTGTCGCAAAGGCAATGAGAGCCAGCATAATTCAGTTCCATAATGGTGAGTATACAATGGATGGAATTTCCATGCGTAAATTCTCGGTAACTCACGAATCGACATACAAGGGATATACATCACAGGTAATGAAACTCAAGGGAAATCTCTGTTCGATGTATATTCCCTTATTGACTAAAGTTATTGAAAATAAAAATACAATTCATCACACTAATTTGCTTCCCCACAGTTATGTAAAAGGGTTTTTTGAAGATGAGAATGTCTCCCAATATGCATGTTTACCATTAAAGAATAAGGGTGCAAACGTAGGTTTTATCTTGCTTCAATGGCATCACGATTTTGAAATACCAAGTGAAGCACAAGAAGAGGCCATGAAAAATTTTGAACATATTCGTGATTCAATAGAAATGCAACTTTCACAACAAAAGAATTGAGGAATTTATGCCAACAGAATTGATATCATTATTGGGTGGAGGTGTCACAGGATTCCTGTTCCGCTATTGGGCTCAACAAGCCCAAGATCGCAAGGAAATGTTTGAGATGGCAATGGGAGCCAATAAACAAACTACAGATAATCAAGATAAGGCTGTTCAGAGAGTGCCAATTGATGTTGGTAAAGGTGTAAGACAACTTATTGTACTAGCCTGCTTATTTGCAGTAGTTGCGGCACCCTTTGTTCTCCCATTCTTTGGGATATCAACCTTTGCTGAATTTACACAAGAACAACCTTCAAGTTTCTTTGGACTAATTCCCGAAACAACTAAGAAATATTTTGTAGAAATTCCAGGGTACTTGTTTGCAGAAGAAAATAGACAAGTTCTATTGGCGGTAGTTGGATTTTATTTTGGTACAGCCGCAGGAGGAAATAAGTCATGAAATACCTTTTAGCATTACTTCTTCTTGTTGGTTGCACAACACCAGAAATTATTTCTCCCTTGGATAAAAAAGGAAATCCAATTCATAGCGTGCTTAAAGAACCATTCTTTGGAAGTCCAAGTCAGGCTTCTGAATGGACTTTTTGGTATGTTATAATTTGTGTATTCACACTTTGGCTTGTTTGGAAAGAATTTAAATCTGTTAAATGGCCAAAGAAAAAATCAGAATCTACCAGTGCTACCAAACCCACCGACACGGTTTGATTTCTGAGTAGGCTTCTCCCAAGTTTCGACAATATCGGCTTGCTCATACCGAATTAGTTCGCCTTGTGCAAGTCTGTCACCATGATAAATCTTCATCATTTCATCTGATGTATTAAGAATGATGAGTTGAGTTTCATTAACATAATCCTCATCAATTACACCTTCACAGTTAGCAAGGATTAGACCATACTTTAAAGCCATCCCAGATCTAGGGTGAAGACGAAGAGTGTATCCTTCAGGGATATCAAAGATCAAACCAGTGCGGATCATAACCCGTTCATTTGGGCATATGGTAGTATATGTCTTTCCATTCTCCCCATCATGTTCGGTGGGAATTTCTTTAGAAAACCTTCCAGACCAAACAGTGACCTTTGAATTGGCTGGAATATACGCTGCCAAATCAAAGCAGGCAGCTTTACGGGTTTGATAATTTGGAATCTGAGCGTCTGGTTCTACTTTATATACTTTGAGCATACTGAAATATACTTGAATAAATTACATTGTCAAGCATCAAATATCGCCAGAAACTACATAAACATTTGTTGCAATTTGCATTATTGTTGCTTTTTCTCCACCGCTGGCAGAAGTTGAAAGCTCTGGATTAGGTCCGGATTTACTTTCTATTGTAGTACCAGATTCAAATATTCTTATTCTTTGGCTCGCTGCTGCTCTACGAATAACATCACATTGGAAACCAACAGGCAATCCAGTTGGGCAGTAAATATTTGTTGTGGCAGCACAGGCTCCAATCAAGAATGTTTTTCCAGCATCTGCTGCCAACAAAGTGAATCCAGATGTTCTGCTGTCAAAAATTGAAGAACTGTATCTGTAGCCATTTGAGATTATTGTTGAATTGAAGGTTACACCACCAGATGCACTTATTCCTGCGCTAAAGTTTGCAGATGAACTAAATGTATTTGTTCCAGTGAATGTTTGAGTGCTTGCAACACCAGCAAGTCGTGTTGATGTATCAGGAAAAGTTATTATCTGATCTGCAAAACCATCTGCATATAAAGTTATATTGAATCCACTATTATCATCTAAAAAATTAATTTTGTTGTTAGCAGGATCTAATGATATGCTGTCAGAACTAGAAGTGTCTGTCACAATTAATGTTGCATCTAAACCAGAAATAAATTGAGTTGCTGTAAAAATATTGCTTGCATTTGTTCTGGCAATATTTGTACTATAAGTAGTACCATTCAAATTCAAAGTCCCTGTAAGGGTCATTCCATTGCTTGCAGAAATTCCGGAATCAAATTTGGCTAAATTTCTAACTCTTAAACTTCCAGATATATCTAATTTTTCTGTTGGTAGAGTAAGGCCAATAGCCACATATCCAGTAAATGGAGCAAATTCTATTGTCCCGTTTGCATCCACATCAATGCTCGGAATACCAGAAATATCATTGACGCTAAAGATACTTCCAGTCCCCAAACGATTGACAACACTGAATAACTGACCAGCAGAACCTTCAAAGGACAAAGCCCCACCAGCTGTTAGACCTGTTCCTGTAGTTCCGTCAAGAACTCTAATATAAATGGGATCATTTCCTTGCCCCGTAAGAGCAATGTTTGGTTGGCTAGTGGCCCCACGAAAAGGTGTAATGATTATGTTCTTATCTGAGTCTGCCATGCTTCACCTATATTTAGGGCATTTGATTTGGATTAGTCCACTCCGGGCCTTTTAAAATTTGCCAAATTTCTTCAAGTGTATATATACCTTCTTTAGTAGTTAAATTATTGACAAAATCTGGAGTTTCACCTTCCCATTTTACAATTGTTTTTGTCAAATCTAATGATCTTATCATTCTTTCGGAAGATTCTTCTAAAACTTTAGAAAAATCAACTAATGGAAGTTCTGAAACATTAAAAATTACATATCTACGGTTTTCAAACATTGTATCTTCCTCGCATACTTTGATAATTGATTGAAATGTCTTCGGGAGTTAAAATTTTATTATAAACATTAATTAATCCTACGTAACCTTGTAATGCAGAAACTTCTGTATATGGTGCGTAATTATATAAAACTCCACAACCTATTCCTATCCCTTCAGCATTCATGGTGTCAAATGCGCCATCATATGCAGCGGTAACCCCATGATTTGCAGAAAAGGATTGAGTTGCATTTTTATATGCTATTACTTGTGTAGGTGAAATTGTTAATACAACATGATTCCATTGTCCATTTGTAAAAGACCAATTTGTTGTAATTGTTGAGCTATAAAATGTCTTAGCAATAACTGCTATAGTTCCATTTTTTGTCAAACTTATTGATTTATTTCCAGTTCCGCTATTATAATATCTGCTTAAAAAGAAAGCTTCACCAGAATCTTCCAAATTAACCCAGAATTCAAATGATATTGACGAATAACCATTTATATTTTGTGGACACCAATTTGCCATGAGTGGAAGAGTTACATAGTCATTTAGACCATCTAAAGAAATAGAACCACCATATCTTCTTCCGATACTAGCACCAACTCTCAAATTTCCATTACCAGACAAACCGGGAACGGAATTATTAAAACTAGTGGCACTACCATTTATATTATAACTTCGGCTGTTTCCCGGGTCAATAGAATAAATTAATCCATTTGTTGATGTTGGTGGTCCTGCATATACTGCCATTATGTCTTATACCTTCCTCGCATTGCGGCGTAATTTTGTTTAATCTCAGCTTCACTCAAAAGCTTGTTATAAACCCGAAGATATGCAAATGTAGCTGCATTGTCATTACTTCCAAACATTTGCGCACCAGAAGTTGTTCCTACTGGATTTTTTGCAAACCAAAGAGGGTTAATTGATGTAATTCCACTTAAAGCGGCACTTTGAGTGTTGGTCAAAGTTGATCCATTTACAGAAATATCTGCAAAAACAGTTCCACCTGCACCCCACATTCTTGCAGTAACTGAATTAAAACCATACATGGATAATTCGGAGGTTTCTGTATACATTGGTTCTCTTCTTCCTGATGGATTTGGATTAAAATCAAAGGTTCTTACTGTTGATCCTTTTCTAATTTCAATTTCTATTGGATCGGTTGAAGCAAGGCCACCACTTCTAAGTGAAAATCCATCAAGATTTGTTGCATTTCCCATTGTAGAAATTAATTGTCTATTTGTTTGATACGCTCTAACACCAAAACACAATTCTACGGTAATTTGCGTCAATCCGGATATTGCCGAATAAAAAGTAGAACCAATATAATCATCGATACCATCCACCCATATTCCGCTTGATTGGCGATAACCCGGCGCATATCCTCTTGATGAGGCAAAAGAAGTATAATTGAATATTGGATCTTGAACAAATGTTCCGCCATTGAAAAGAGTGTAATGCCGATTGTTTCCACTCAAATCATAAAGAGTAACACCAGAACCGGGATATGATTTTGGGTTGAATTGGTCTATGTATAGAACTAGACCATCAAGAACTATTTGTGGTGAGTGAGAAAGTGCCATCAGATGTCGAACCTTCTTCTAGTTGCATTAAAATTTTGTAAAATTTGTACTGCATTTAATTCAATGTTATACATTGAAAACAATCCAATTCTTCCAGAAAAAAGGAAATTGCCAGCAAGACCACCCAAAGTCCCTGATGTAGCAACAGACATGTTGAATGTTTTTGCTGAACCGGAATGCCATTGAACTCCATCTAAATAAATAAACATATTTTGTGTTGAAGAATTTTTTGTAAATACCCAATAATGCCATCCAGTTCGTTCCGCTGCTGTTGTTGCTTTATTTATTCTATCAAAACTAGAACCACTATCCCCACAATCCCAATAAACATTGTTATCGCTCCAAGGAACGTGTGCTTGAATTGTTCTATTTCCTCCCGCAGCCATCCAAAAAGTAGATCTTGAACTAACATTTGATATATTTTGCCAAACACAAACAGTTACTTGTGTTCCCGATGGAATCGATGATATAGGTAAATTTGTTAAATCATCTATTCCGTCATAACTCAATGTTCTAAAATTTCCTGAATCAAATGTTGCACCAGATGTGTTTGTTGCTTGAGTTGTTGAAACTATATTTGATAAAGTCACACCTGATCCTGGATAACATTTGGGATTTCCCGCATCTATATGAAGAAGTAAACCATCTGTAACTATTCCGGGATTATATTGAACTGCCATGTCAATACTCCACTTTTAGTCTTGGGACATCCTTACGCTCACCTTGAACAAGGTAGAAGCAATCTGTATCTTTGCTTCTTGGTCCAATAGTTACTTTGTTTCCTTGAATTGATTTTACAAAGTAATTCTTGTATTCACCAAAGGATGTCAATTGAACTGTCAGAGAATCTTCATGTACTAAATTAACCCAATAATCTGGAAGATCAATTACATTTGTTCCTGTAAGTCTTCCACGGACATATACACCATTTTCTGGTCCTTCCAAGCAAGCGTATTGTAGTTTCTTTTCTGGTTTTGATGGGTGGGGGATCAAGAAGGACTTGGTTGCAGCACTTAGATTTCCGCTAAGTGTGATTCCTGTACCTGAGAATCCTGCTGTGGAAATTATTAATCCACTGAAGGAGGCACTTACTCCTGTCAACTGACCACTTAGAGTTACACCACCAGAAGCACAGATTCCTGCTGTAAAGCTTGCTCTTCCCGAGAAGGTTGCACCATTTACGAATGTTTGTGTTCCACTGAATGTTCCTCCAGAAGCACAGATTCCTGCTGTAAAGCTTGCTCTTCCCGAGAAGGTTGCACCATTTACGAATGTTTGTGTTCCACTGAATGTTCCTCCAGAAGCAGAAATTCCAGAAGATGCTGTAATTAATTGGCTGGCACGCATGGCTCCAACTATGTCAACCTTGTATGCAGAACTAGGACTTCCAGTTCCAATTATCATATCTCCATTGTTGTCTATTCTCAATCTTTGATATACGTTGTCTGCAAAAGTTGTTCCTACGTTTCCAGTTATTCCTGTATGGACAGAAACACCTTGGTCATAACGCATACGAATAAAGTTTGCTGGATCGGAATTGCTGCTGGTTTTTACAACTTCATTGTTAGAAGTAACTGATGCAGCGATTGCATTTCCTTGTATATACGCAGCACCACCGGCAGTTTCCGAAATAGATCCATAAAAACCAACAGAGATTCTTTTTATGCGTGAATCTGTTGATTGTCTTGGAATAATTATTTGATCAAAATAAGCAGTAGAACCAGATACCCCACTAGTAAATGTTTGCAAAGGACCAAATGTGTTTGCAACTCCTGTTGTAACACCAGTTACTGCACCAGTAAGGCCATTAAATGAATGTACACCAGTGTTTTGGATTACTACAGCACCTGTAGTTGGTGATACTGAAATACCATTTCCAGATCCTGAAACAGATGAAACTGCTCCACCACCACCTCCACCACCAACAAGATTTGTTCCTGCACTGGCACTTACACCTGTTAAATCAATAAATACACCACGATTTGTTCCACCACTTTCAAAAATACGAACTCTATTTTGAAATACATCGATTGAAACACCACCAGTTAAACTGGTATTTGTTGTAGGTAAACCAAAATCAATCTGACCACCCTCATCTCCACCAATAGTCAGTGCTCTAAAGTTTTGAGCACTTAATTGTCCAGAAAATGTACCACCAGTAGCACTTATACCACCGTTACTAAGTATGAAATCTCCACCTGTTGTCAATGTTGCTTTAAGGGATCCGGTATTTCCGGTCCAAAATTGCATATTTGCATTATACGAATGAATTCTGAGACCTTGTGCTCCATTTGCATATAAAACATTAGAATTTGCAATTTCTGATGGATAAGTAGAATTTGTTGTGTATGCCTCTGCAAGTGATTTTAGTCCAATACCATAACCCGGAGCCGCGCCAACAGATACTTCACTATATGAAACTGAACCAGTAGCACCAGCATATAAACTTAATTGTGTTGCTGTATTTGTTTCTTTTCTAAGTGAAATGTTTCCGGAACTGGTTAATCCATTAGTAAAATGTTGAATAGGAACAAATATATTCGAAGTTCCCGTTGTCACGCCAGTAACAGCACCAGTTAATCCATTGAATGAGTGAACACCACCACCAGCAACACCTACGAGAGCACTGCCACCAGTTACACCGATATAAAGTCTGCTATTTGTAATATCAAATGCGGGTTCGCCAAAGGTGAGTCCACTTGGAACTCCCGTTCCTCTTTTAAGTTTAATGCTGGCCATTCTGGAAATAACTCCTAATGTCTATACAATCTTGACAAGTACAATACTATTTAGAAGGTTTCACCATCTAGTTCTGGTGAATCCTTTTTCTTCTTTTTTGAATAATTTTCTAACTTTTTATTCAATTCCTCAATTTTTTCTTGCAGTTCAGAATTTTTTATTTGTTCTGCAAGAAAGTTGAGTTCTGTAACTAAACTTGATTGTGCTAATTCAAAATAACGCTTATATAAAAGTTCCATCATCTTCTTATCAAAAGACATTCACATTTCTCCTTTTAAATTTTAGAATGCACCGCCGTCAACAATTCCTTCAAAGAATCCCAAACCACCACCAACCGTGAGTGTATTTGTACTTGGTCTCCACATTACACCTGTTGTAGAGTCACCATAAAGAGTTTGATTTCCAGCTGTACCTAAAGCAAAGACCAAACCATAATTTACTGCATCTTTTACTGCGACTAAATTTACATTAGTAGATGTAAAGGCAGTAAATCCAGAAGCAGCAGGATTAATCCATGTATTTACAGTTGTAGCACCTTGTCCTCTTAAAATCCAACCAGAAGTTGCACCACCTGTTGTTGCAACTGGGAATGTACCAGTAATGTCTGGTAGAGTAAAGGTTCTTGCTGCAGTAAATGCTGATGTTGTGATGGTTCCTTCATTTGCTGGATCCAAAAGATCTCCAGCAATAGCCAATCTTCCGATACCTGTAGCAGAAGTAATTACAGTTTCATATGCTGTATTTACTATTGATGTGGCCGCAGCAGTGGCAGCACCATTTAATGTTACTGTAGCATTAGCACCAGATACACCTACAAGTGTAAGAGTTTGGTTTGGTGCACGAACACTGCTAAATTCTGCAATTCCTGCTGGTCCTGTTACAACTTCACCGGATACAGATGTTACAATAGGAATATATGTAAATCTTCCAGTGCTTGTATCGTGACCAAAGAAGCCTGTTCTTCCAGCAGCATCAAAATATTGGAAAAGAATACCACGATCTTTTACATCTCCGGTTACTGGAGGAATATTACCTGTTAGACCACCAATTGCAATAAGTGGATCTTGAACTGTTACAGTTGTAGAGTTTACCGTTGTTGTTGTGCCGTTAACAGTTAGGTCACCCGTTACGGTAAGAGAACCGGGTGCTATTAGCGTAGATGGAAGGCTTAGTGTTACAGATCCAGTAGATCCGCTTGCTGTAATTTGATTTGCCGTTCCAGCAATGGATGTAACAGTATTTGCAACTGTTGTTACAGCATTTCCATTTAGTGTTAGTGAACCGCTGAAAGTTCCACCAGAGGCACACAAACCACCTACAAAGTTTGCAATTGATGTTGTACGAAGAGATGCAATTGTTACACCAGAAGTAAAGTTTGCATTTGCTACTGTTAAAAGTCCTGTAGTTTCATTCCATGTAGCACTATTGCTTGTAAATTGTTGTTGATATCCAGTCTTGCCTCCAGACAAAGTTAAGAACATAGCTCCAGAAGCATCTTGCATCAAAATTCTATCTGTTCTATTTGACCAATATGCTGACAATCCTGTTGTTGGTGATTCAGGGTCAATCCATATAGGAGTTATACCACTGCCCTGTGCTCTCAAAATTCTATTAGTTGCAGCACCATCGGTATTGGATGTTACAAAGTAACCGTCAGAATTTCCTAAAATAGTTGTGGTTCGCTTATTATTTCCTGCTTCTTTGACAATGGCTGCAAATCCAGCATCTTGGCCAAGATCGTTTCCGATTCTCAATTGTCCGGAAGTTGCACCGTCAATACCTACTGCTGTTCCACGAACAAATACTGAAATATTAAATGTCGATCCGGGACCAGCACAAATACCAGAAATAAAACTTTGAGTTCCTGTAAATGTTTGTGCAGCATTTGTTACTGCAATATTACTTACTGCTCCGGTATTTCCGTTTACACTCCATACACCAGTATTTGTAACTGTGATTCCTCTAGCAGCAGTAGATGTTGCTATTGCAATTGCAGTACCACCGCCAATCGTAACTGCACCAGTAGCACCGTTTAATGTAGATACTGCACCACCTGCAACTTGGCTATCAACGTAAGTTTTTACAGCGTTTTGAGTTGGAATTGTAAAGGCACAATTTCCTGCCAAAGAGGTATTATTATCAATTTGGGCACCAATCCACATTGCAGTGGATCCATTGTGAATAAACAAACGATTATTTGTTGTATCCCATGCTGGTTCATAGGCCGTAAGCCCTGTTAGTGCTGGTTGTCCCGTACCTCTTTTAATCTTAATTGTTGCCATTGTTTATTCCTTAATAATCTCCACCATCAAGTGTAACGTGTTCAATCGGTTCTAGTTGTTCTGTTCCGGTATATCCTTGGAAGCCTGATTTGGTGATAATTAATCCGTCAACAATAAGGGTTCCTGTAGTATTTATATTACCAAATATATCTAATCCGCTAGAAACATATAAATTTCCTCCACTTACACCAATAGTTATTCCACCAATATTTAAACTAGTTGCAATATTTACTGAATTTGGAAGTCCTATGGAAACATTTCCGGTGGGACTTGATACCTCTATTTCATTCGGAGTTCCGGTTATGGAAGATACTGCACCAGTTCCACCACTTCCTGTTGCACCACTAAATTCAATCCAATAAGAATTTCCAGTACCACCAGATAAATAGTAAAATTTATTTTCAGTTGTAACATAGGTCATCATACCAACTTCACGTCGTTGAGTTATGATGGCATCTCTTGCTGTTATGTCAGTTACAGTTCGTAATCCACCAAGTCCGTATCTTGGATTTGTTACGAAATATGGGTCACTATCGACATTTGGGCCGATTGGTAGACCTACTGAGATGTATCCTGTAATTGGCATATTAAGAAGCGGTTATGGAATAAATTCCGGTTGTTGGGTTGCTGACTTGATACCATGTCCAAGAAATTGAAACTCCATAAGCATTGGTTTGAGTGAATGTTCCTGAAACTGGTGTTACGGTTAGATTGTTTGCATCCTTCCAAGATGTATAGGTTCCGGGAGATCCCGGAGATGTTGGTACAATTACATATGAATATTCTGGGCTTACAGAATCAAGGAAAGTATATGTGTAAGTTCCCAAAGCCGTAGTAGATGATGTGAATCTATTATTAGAGCCGGTTGTTAGATCAGCAAGTGATGTCGGTGAAGCAGATGCACTCTTGCCCCAATAAATTCTATGACGCCAATCGAATGTTGCTGTTCTCGACACAACAAGACCAGATTGTTGTTGACCTGTTAAGCCAAATGTAAGTTGAGATGGTGTTGAATAGCCATATTGGCTCAAAGTAATTCCGGCTGGTGTACTGTTGTAGTTCAAACCAGAACGAATTACTGTAGAATTTGTATTGTCTCTTACCACCAACGAAGCAGGAATCCAGTTTCCAGTTGGACCTGATGTAGTCCATGTAGCAGTGTATGAACCGGAACCAAAAGTTCTTCCAAGATCGAATGGAGATGTTCCCAAGTTTATTGAGAAGGCTGTGAATGTTACTGGTTGATAAGGATAAATTAATTGTTCTAAAACTTCTATAGCATTTAATCCTAATGCAAAAGTTATTCCGCTAGCAATTCCATTTGCTGCACCCGGATCTGGATTTGTCCATGTAGATTCTGTTCCAGAAAATGCAGAACCTTGAGTTGTGCCATCCGGAAATGTAATAAATCCATCTACACCAAGACTAACACCTTTTGGTAAAATTAACTCACTGTTATCTTGATTTAAGAAAAATGCATTATCACTTTCTAAATCTGTGTTGCCTGTGTTAGAATATTGAATAACACCGGGTTTACTACTTTTTACACTAATAGTATTGCTGATTACTTTGCTTCCAGCGGTTATTCCATCAGTGATACTGATTCCAGAACCAGCAAATACACTTGTTGCTGTATTTGGTGCAATGGTGACACGAACATCTTTTCCTTCTCTAGTTACATTTACATCACCAGAAAATTTAATATCGTTAACTGAACGAATTAATCTTTTTCCTTCAAATACGATTCCTACAGCGCCACCTCCAGTTGGAATTATGGAAGAGGTAAGTTTACTAATAGCATCCTGTATATCTTTACTTGAAGTTTTTGTTATAAGATCTTTAAATTTATCTGTCTGAAAAGATAGAGTTCCATTATTTAAAACTAATGGTTCTTCGGCTTTTATAATTGGAGATAGTCCAATTTCACCTTTTGGACCAGCAGGACCTTGTAATCCTCTTTCTCCTTGTGGACCTCTTTCTCCTTTTGGTCCTTGTGGTCCAGCAGGACCAACAGAACCTTGTGGGCCAATTGGACCCTGTGGACCAATTTGGCCCTGTTCTCCTTGTAATCCTGCTGCACCCATTGGGCCCATTGGGCCCGCAGGACCTCTATCACCCTTATCACCTTTATCTCCCTTTGGTCCTTTAATTCCTCTTGGGCCTACCGGACCTTGTTCGCCGGGTGTTCCTTGTTCTCCCTGATCTCCTTTTTCTCCCTTTTCTCCTTGAGGACCAATTGGGCCCGGGAATCCTCTTGGTCCTTGTGGACCGGGTTCACCTCTGGGACCTTTTTCACCAATGTCACCTTTAGGACCTGGTTCTCCAATAATAGGAGCCTGTTCACGGATTATTGTTTTTTCAATAACTTGAACTTTTGGTTCAATTTTTGTTTCTGTGAGAACAGATTGAGTAATCTGTGGTTTCGGTTGTTGAACAACCTCTTCCATTATATTTTTTATTTGTTGTGAATTGCCATACAACTTAATAATTTTATTATTAGATTGTTGTATGTAATATTGCTCTGATGTGCCATGGCCCAATTGCCATTTTTCATCGTAATGTTCTGTGATAATTTCTTTTAATAAAGAATTTCTTAATAAATTACCAACAGGTCTTACAACTTTATATGTTTTTCCTTCAGTTGATTCAAACAAATATTTTTGAGTAAACAAATCCTTTATCTTGGTTGAATTTCCTTCTAAAAGATATTCATCTCCATTTGAATTTATTAAAGATAACTTGGAAATACCTGTACCAACTTTTAATCTTGATGGATTTGTTACATGTTCTACAATATAATAATCGGTATCCAAAGCCAATCCTAAAAATGGCTTTTTAAGTCTTAAAGATGTTTTGTTCTTTCCGAAGAACATAGGTTAAACTGTTTGTATACCTCCACCAAATGCGCCACCAACTAAACCACCAGAAGTTACTCCACTTAATCGAATGGCCCATCCAACGTGAGTTGTTGATGGTGCACCACCATTGTACCAATCTCTAGTTTCAAAATTACCGTTACTATTTAAAAAAGTATAACTTCTAGCTTCACCAGAACCAACAAAAAGTGGAAATGTTATTCCATCGCCTTGAAGTATTTTAGTTGCAGAAGCAACTGCATTTCCGTCAACTCTATTATCATATGCTAATAATATAGAATTGGTCCCAAACAAAGTGGCGTCAACATATTCTGTATTATGTACTAAAAATGTACCTTTCCCCAAATATCTTCCTTGAAATCCTGGACTAAATTGTGGAGCAACATTCCATGAAGTAAATCCTCCAATAATTGATAATATATTTCCAAGATTGGGAAGAGGCATAGAAACAGTATTTGGTTTAATTATTCCCCAAGAACTATTTCTATAACCCACTATATCACCTGTGATTCCAGCAGGAGTTAAAGAAGAAATTTCAGAAGATCCACTTTGAGATGTAGAAGAGGATATTGTAATTCCTTGTAATGATAAAATTAAATTTATACCAGTTCCACCATAAAGAGTTACACCACCGCTCAATCCATTTAAACTAACAACATGGGGTCCAACCGGACCTGTAGCACCCGTGGCTCCTGTAGCACCCGTGGCTCCTGTAGCACCCGTGGCTCCTGTAGCACCCGTGGCTCCTGTAGCACCCGTGGCTCCTGTGGCACCCGTGGCTCCTGTGGCACCCGTGGCTCCTGTAGCACCCGTGGCTCCTGTAGCACCCGTGGCTCCTGTGGCACCAGTTGCTCCTGTGGCTCCTGTGGCACCAGTTGCTCCCGTGGCACCCGTGTTTCCTGTTATGCCTTGAACTCCTTGATCACCTTTCTGACCAATTGCGCCAGCTAGATTTATATCCCATGGGCTAACATTACCACTTCCTGTTATACCTTTTGCAATAAAAGTTAAATTTGTTCCTATATATTGAGAAATTTCAGCATCTATGTATTGTGTATTGCTGTGTGCAACTCTGATAGATTGAACCTTAGTATAAGCCAAGCCACTTGGTATGCTTAATGTTAAGGTGTCATTTATAGACAAGGTATTTAAATTAATAAAATCTGTAGATTGTGTGGAGTATATATCCCCAGGTAAACCAGTGGCTCCTGTGGCTCCTGTGGCTCCTGTAGCACCAGTGGCTCCAGTGGCTCCTGTGGCTCCTGTGGCTCCTGTAGCACCAGTGGCTCCTGTGGCTCCTGTGGCTCCTGTGGCACCAGTGGCTCCTGTGGCTCCTGTGGCTCCTGTAGCACCAGTGGCTCCTGTGGCACCAGTGGCTCCTGTGGCTCCTGTGGCTCCTGTGGCACCAGTGGCTCCTGTGGCTCCTGTGGCTCCTGTAGCACCAGTGGCTCCTGTGGCTCCTGTGGCTCCTGTGGCTCCTGTAGCACCAGTGGCTCCTGTGGCTCCCTTTGCTCCGGGAGTACCAGAAGCACCAGCAGATCCGCTACCTTGTGTAATTACTTCTATTAGATTTGGGGTTGATGTTACAACCGTTACATTTACATCTGTCATTTTATGTTCTTGTTACATCTAAAATTGTGTTTATTTTTCCTCTTAAAAGAGTTATAGTATCTCCACCAGATGTTATCTGTTGCAGATCATAAAAAATTTGAGTATATGGTGGAAAATTTTTAGTATAATTAGAACCAACACAGATATTTACAGAACCACCTGTGGCTGCAGCTAAACCACCAGTAGAACCTTCTGGTATTGAAATTATAGTCCCTGCTGTTATTCCGGTACTGTATGATACTAAAACGGAACTAGGATAATATCCAGATCTAATTTGCATAGATAATGTGGATCCAGTTAGATCATAACTGGATCCAGCACTATTTTTGATAGCCATAGACCAACGTAAAGTATCACCTAATACTACATTTGGGTCATAAATATTTTCCATTACAAAAATATTTATACTTTAATTAAAGAACCGCTGGAACTTTATTTGGGTCCACATCTAAAGTGGTTCTGTTGGCTTTTTTCTTCACTTCATCTAAAAGTTTTTTTTGTTGTGCTTCAATTTGACCTTGGTGCTGCATAACAGCTTTGAGATAAAGTTCTCTATTTTGTTTTACTCTTTCTCTTTGATCTTCTGGAAGATGTGGTTCTGCCAATAATTTTTCACAAGCAGCCAATCCCATATGAAATTTTCCTACATGGGCTGCGGTAGTGGCAACCTCATCTAGAATTCCCCAAAGATAATTTCCAGTATCCACGAAAAGAATTTGGTCTTGTGGAATAGCATAAGACAGACCTTGTGATGACATGATGAATGCATTTCTTGGTCTATTATGCTTTCTATAGATACAAGACATATGATACAAGGGTTCTACTCTATTTGGAAGACACTCAAACGCTTGCATAAACGCATCGATTACATTTTCTAATGGCTTATTTAAAAGTTCCCGGCACATTCCAACGCGCATCCAAGAATAAAAAACCTCTTCTATCCATTGTCCCATTTTTGCTCTTTTTTCATACTCAACCTCTGCAATATCAAACATGTGAGCATCAAAGGCAGATTGAGCTAAATAAAATTGTTTTCTAGGTTGGTTTGGATTTTCTTCAATATATTTCTTTAGAATGTAATAATCTCTTCTATATTTTTCTCTATCATCACCATTTGTTTCTCTAAATCTGCAACCCTCTGTTCGAACTTCCCAACAATAATCTCCTTCAAGTTTACCAATATTCATTGGCTGTTCGCAGATAGAATATTCGTGCAGAGGTTCCTCGTACCACCATTTCTTTTTGGCTAGATGAAATATCTGTGCACGATACCATTCAAAAGGTCCCCGTTTTATCTTTACAACATAACCATCTAAATTTTCATCAAATTTATCAACTGGAAGTTTTCCAGAAATAAAATCATCTGCATCGATCATCAGAGCCCATTTTGTTTTGCCCATGCAAAGTTCAAGAGCCTTTGATCGGTTGATTCCAAAGTCAGACCATTCATGGTCGTGAATTTCACCGGGGATTCCCTTTTCATCAAAAAACTTTTTAATAATTTCCTTAGTGTTATCTGTAGAACCAGTATCACAGATTACATAGTAATTAATAAATGGTGCGACAGACTCCAAACATCGTTGAATATTTGGTGCCTCGTTTTTGACGATCATACTTAAAGTTAAATTGTGCATAATAATCCTTATGAATTAAAAAATCTACGTAATGAACCGGGATTAAATTTTGGAATTAATTCCCAGTCATCCTTCTCACCGTAACGAATAATCTTTAGCCCACTTATAGGCATTTTGTCTTTTATTTTATCTTTGTCAATTACTTCTATTAGTTCCCATTCTTCAAGAAGATTTACAATAGCATTTCTTCTTTTAATATCCTCTTCACTAACATTTGATGGCAATCCATCAAGTGCAAAAAGTTCTTTAAAGTGCGCTACAATATATACGTTGTTTTTATGAATCAAATGGCAAGATTGATACAAAACTTTTTTGCCTTTTGGAGAAACACCTATTCTTGAAAGGGTTTCTCTGACCACCATAAAGTCTTCATCATCAAATAATTTGACGTGAACACCAACGTTATTAAATGTTTTATCTGATAATTCTGACATATCAACACCTGCTAATTCTTAGTTCCACCTTTATATAAAGACTGCTTTAATTTTGCTATGTCTTTTGAACTAAGTATATTTAGCACTTCTCTAGCCTTCTCATTTGTATACCCATAAACTTCCTTAATTAAGGCTATATTTTCCTCGGTTTCTTTTCGCAACCAAGGTGAGAAACGCTTCTTTTTGCGTACAGATAAACGATGAAAATCAAACTGAGATTTGGGGTCAAGCCAAGGATGGCAATTCATTTCATTGGAATGAAAAATGGTGTCTGGAAAATAAGACAGACACCGATTAACCACAAATGGAGGATAATAACGAACTGCTGTTTCTTCGTCTAGTAAAGGTTTCTTGTCGTGATTTATGCTGTTAAGAAATTCTTTAAGTTCCATTAATTAAACTCACAGTCCATCATAATTTGAACCAACATAGCCATGGTATTGATTTCTTGGTCTGCTGCAAACGCAGACTTGTATTGATATTCAGCAATGATAAGAATGGCTTGTGGAATAGAACTCTGCTTTAAAGCGGTATATAGTTCGGTATACAGACGCTTAAAGAACTCTGTGGTATTGAGATCTAGATTTTGCACAACCCACTTGCGACAAGAAGCAAAGTCTTTGTTCTTCATAAAGCCAAGAAGTTCTTTAAAAGACTCGCTACTGTTTTGTGCAAGAATACCTACATCAATCTTTCCAGCAGAAGAATATTTCTGTAGTTCATTGATGATTCTACGAAGGTCTGGAAAGTGTTTCTTGATAAGGTTTGCAACCACAGCCTTGTCAAAGGCTACAGATTCATTGGTCAAAATCTGTTCAATCCTAGCGAGCATAGCCCCAGCCATTTGGGATTTCTCTGCTGTAGGAATGGTAAAATCAATTCCAGTGCAGCGAGAATGAAGAGGCTCAATAACACGATTCTTGTAGTTGCAGGTTATAATGAACCGGCAATTCTTGTGAAACTCCTCAATTGCTCCGCGCAAAGCAGGCTGAATAGACTGAGCATTTGCATAGTCAAACTCATCAAGAATAACAATCTTCTGACCACCATTCAATGAAACTGTTGAAGCATAATTTCGAATCTTGGTTCGAAGAGTATCAATACCATTCTCTTCGGAGCAGTTGATAAGAATGTATTCTGAGTCTAAATCATGTGCCAAGGCACGGGCAACTGTGGTCTTGCCCGTTCCTGCCTTACCGTAGAACATCATGTTTGGGATTGATCCCTCCTTCAACATGCCATTGAACATGGCCTTTGTGTCGATAGGAAGAATGCAATCGGATAGTGTCTTGGGTCGATACTTTTCGACCCAAAGAATGCTGTTTACATCAGTCACAATTAACCTCGCTTGATTGCGATATAGTAGGCAAGATCCTGAGAAGTATGAGTAAATCTAGAAATGATGCTGGTAGTCAATTCAACTTTATATGAACCCGGAAGAAACTTAATGTCAGACACATCAAGAGACCCGATGTAATCCGGCCCATTATAATTCTCCTCCACAGTGATTGCAAAGCTGTTCATGGTTCCCTTCTTTGCGTCATCTACGGTAATTTTGATCTTACCATCACCAGCAACGATGTTTAGATCGCTGACTTGAAGAATACTAGATGCCTTTAGAATCTCATTTAGATCCTTTTCCTCAAGATCAAAAGAGAATAGAATACTAGGCATCTTTACATCTCTAGTTGGCACAGTGAGTAGTGCTGCCTCAGAGTAGTAATAATGAATAGATGAGTTTCCATTGGAAACCTCAACATAGTTGTCATGGAACTCAAGATCTGGATTATTAAACATACTAATAACACCAAGGAACTTGTTAAGATCCCAGATAGCTACATCTACTGGAAAGTCTTCGGTTACGGTTGCTTCAGCAAAGATATTCTTGCCTGCCGATACAGTCTTGATTCTGTTCCCGGGCTTGATAAGAATATTAGAATTGATTGCTGAGAAGTTTTTAAGAATGTTAAATGTTTCTTTGCTCAAACGCATTTTTGTCACAGTTGTCATATAGATCCTTATATAAATTAATCGTCTTGAAACTTACGATACATAGCGTCATTTAGTTGCTGCTTCTGTTCGTGGCGATTACCACGCTTGCTGCGCTTCTCTTGTTTGCGGCTCAGACCCGTTTTTTTGTTCTTACGGCGATTGGTAAATTTTTCAAAACTGTCTTCATTCATGGCTATCAGTATATCCTATGGATTTTTAGTGTCAAGTAATTTCTAAGACGGAAACAAAGGCGTGAATGTATCCCGTATATCCCGCAGTGGCTCTAAGAGTATTGTTTGCTTCTAAAACAACAGGTGCATCTAATGCTTGTAAAGTTGTAGATACTGGAACAGAAGCATTTGTAATCAAAGAATATGCTGTAGATCCTTTTACAGCCTCCAAGGTAACCAAAACTCCACCACCAGCCTGAATATTACTCAAATTGACACTATTTACAATTGCAGTTCCAGATGATATTCCTGCATAAATTGTGGTTGCGGCTGTTGTTCCTAAAATTGTTCCAAAACTTTTATATGTCTCTGGCATAATATAATTCCTTAAAAATTAAACTCGTTTGAAGATTCTTCTTGGTTTGGTAATTGTATTCCAAAAAAATTTGCT